TTTCTTTATCCTCTGAAATTACCTCCAGGGTTATAATATCACCGTCCTTTACTCTTTTATATTTCTGATCATATTGAAATACCCAATACTTATTTGGTAATTTACCGTCTCCTATTTGCTTTTGGTAGTTTTTCATAGTATCACCCCTCCTTATTTTTTTACCAAGTAATTACAATATCCCATTGTCAATACATTCCCGCTTTTTGCCTTCTCTACAATCCCAATAGATAGGATAATTGTTTTCCCTCTCATAGAGATATACATTATCCTTATTATACCTCTTAGGAATCCATCCGGCTTTAAACATGGCCTCAAATGCGGTATATTGATACTGATCCCCATAACCATACTGAAATGCTCCTACAACAACCGCATTATCCTTAATCCTGGTAATTCTTACGCTGTGATAGGTATTACCATTTACTTTATCAAACCACTTTACAGTCACACAGATAAATTTTACTTTCATAATTACCCCCTTTAATTATTGTATTTCTTTTAATTCCTCAACCTCTGCCACGGTAAAAAATTTATCGATATTATTCCATTCTTTTTTAACTAATTTATAAAATTTTTCCGCTTTTCTACTGTCCGAATCACAACCATAAGCATCGCAAAAATTATCAAAACTTCCCGGATCGTACTTTGTAAGACAGCTCAAAACATCATAGGCTGTTGGCGGTTTTCCTCCTGAGCCGGTACTCTCTGCAATAGATTGTCCGAAAGTTAAAAAGTATTTTTGTTTATTTCGCGAAAAAACAACTTTGAATATATCCCGGCTTTCTTTATCATCAATAAAATGCGGCCCGTGACGTAAAAATTTAACTTTCATTACAATATCATGTTTCTTTAAAAAATCACTTCCCCGCTTTTGATAATCCATTTCTCCCTCCTTTTTTAGATTTACTTAATTAAAGTATAGCACGATTTTTAAATTTGTCAAGAAAAAATTATTCTGCTATTATCTTAACAATACAATATTTTCCCTTAGTATATAATCCTCCTGCAACACTACCAGCGAATTTATATGCTTCATCAATCGACAAATGCCTCCCTATAGTAACCCATCTATCCCGATAATATTCAACGGTAAAAAAATCCATAATATTATACCCTCCTCATATACATATTAGCTTGGGTTATATTACTAAATTTGTTTTTTCCCTGTTTGGTAATTACTACCGACGGCACAGCATCAATATACAATACCGCTTGAGTAATACCGGCATCAATTTTTTTGATTGCTCTGATCCGCTCCCCGGCTTGTTGTATTGTGGTTTTGAGATACAAGGATACCTCCTTATTTTATAGTTCGTACCGTCTACCATTAATAATATAATCTCGCTCAGTTCGCAAAGCTTGCAGTTTTTTAAAGTTATCATCCCGGCGAGCATTTATATTGGCAAAACTTAGTCTAGTATCAATCTCAATTATGTAACATGAGCGGGCCAACCATTTGTCTTCGTTAGCAGTATTATAATAGTTAAAACTGCTCTCTTCTTCTATCTTATATCCTAATTGTGCAAGATCAAAAACTAATTGCTCTTTTGTAGTGTTCATATTGCCCCCTTTTATTTTTTTACAATTGGTTAAATATATATCCCGCCTCCGCCTCGGTTATATCTCCCAATTTTATTAGCGCACAGATCCAATATGATTGATTGATTTTGCCCGGTATTGTTGCCCGCAGGAAGTTAACTATATTGTCAAGTTTTTTCATTTTTTTTTACCCCAAAAAATTAAATCAATTTATCCTCTCCACAATACGGGCATTTGTTTTTTTTATTATCCTTCGCAATGTTAAATTTGTGTCCACAAGAAGAACAGAAAAATTCTTTTAATCCCTCTTTATACTCTTTAATTAGTTTAATCATGTTAGCCTCCTTTGTAGTACAATACAATAATAACATACAATTTTAAATTTGTCAAGAAAAAAAATAAAATAAATTATTACTTGTGCTAGAGTGGTTGAAGAGAAGAAAATGTAAAGTATTGAAAAAAAAGAAGTTATAAAGAATAGTTAAAAAGGAAAAAGTTATAAGTTATTGCAATTAAAGGAGTTACAACAAAAACTCAAATTTTCATCATTATACTATTATAAGTATAATGCAAAACAACCGACAAATAAAAGCTATAAGTTATTGTATCACAACGGGTTACAATGGGGCGGGGTTTCTTTTAGCAAAAAAACCGGCTTTCAAAATCGGTACACCACTATTTCCATTTATCAATTAAAATTTTTACACAACTCATTACTCTACAACACTTTATATTTTTTTATTAATTCAAAATTAAAAACCCATCAAAACCCATTATCGGCGCACATAAAATCATCAAAAAATCATATTTAACTTATTGCAATTATTACACTTATATTTAATTTCCACAATAATACCTTCGGACCAACCATTACGCTTAGCTCGGATACCCTTCGGTAATTATCGGTAATTTGGTAATAATATCAATAATTCTTTATCTTTCTGCTTACCAAAATAAATTAATTACTATCACTGGGGAATTGATTATAATATCATTTCTTTACTTTTATTTTTTCTCTATAAATTTACCCTGTAGATACTTTTCAAACATTGTTTTTATTAATTTTACAAACACTACTAAATAAACAAGTTATTTTATATCTACCGGATACCTACCGCATCTACTTTTTAGGTGTAGATACTTGATATTTTAACTCAATAATATCAAATTTTTATCTCCAATCAGGTATAATTATCCAAAATAAAATCATTTTAAATAGTATTATTCATTCTTTTTTATCTTTTGTATCTTTTCGGGTATTATTCTGTAACAAATAATATACACTTTTTGTTACAAATATCACTTATCTACTTTTTATCTACCTATTACAAATAAACAACTTACAACAATATTATACTTAACTCCTTTAATTGCAACAGTGTAGATTGATTTTTCATGGTTTCTAATTTTTAAAAATCTTATTGGTAATATTTTCATAACTCTAATAATTTAATATGGTTGTATAATCTACCTTCTATCTACCTGTTACGATAAATCTCGTTACGATAAAACTCGTTCAGGGTATCATCAAAAAAATTAATTAATATTGATTTAACTTTTCACGCCAATTAGAGCAAAATATGAAATGTTGATATTCTTATCTTTTTATCCATTAAATTCTGTTTCTGTAAATTATCAAAAATGATAACCTTTGGAAACAAAAATATCACACCCAAAAAAATACGAAATCGTTGATTGTAGAGCCTCCTACGAGGTTTTTTGTATTTTTTAAATTTTCTATATTTTTATAATTTGTTTAAATATAGTATGTTATACAAAAAAGGCGAAAAAAGTCAAAAAGCGGAAAAAAGTTAGATATTTTTTTTAGATATAACACAAACATAATAATTACAAATATTTACATAAATAGCAAAAAACCGAACCTGTGGTTGGGTACCATTTTATTAAAATAATTGATTGTAGGTACCTCCTTGTCGTTTTTTGAGGCATTCTAATATCGCTGGACATACCCAATTTTACATCCAGAAAGTAAACTATCATAAAATTACTCTTTTTTTCTGCCGGAAGGGGGGTTCACGGAACTGGGGGGAAGGTTCCCTTGCCCTATGGATTCTTTTTACCAAAGTAAATAATATTCATACTATTTCTTTTTTTCTTGGTAAAGATCAATAATGGGTTTTAGAAATTAGTAGGTTTTTTACTAATTTCAGTTTTGAGAGCTTTAACTCAAAACATCTTTGCTTCTAGTTTTTAATTAGGTTTTATAATTAAAAACTACAAATAAATAAAAGCTTTTATTATTATCTTAATTAATCTTAATTATTTGTTTTTATTATATATTATTATTTATTATTATATATTATATTGATTATTGATTACTTTATTATAATATATTATTATATATATATATTATTATCTTAATTATTTATAATTAATAATATGAATATACTAGATTGATTATTATATATATTATAATAATATGAATAATCTATATGCAATCAGTTTTTTTCGGTGTTTTTTTACTTTATATTTTTCAATAGTCCTAGTTCCGCAACGATTTATAGGTATCTTCCGGTTATCTACCAGAGGCAATTAAGCCCATATCTACCTTTTTTAAATTTAGAAATTAATCTATCCTACAATAATTTAAAAAATCTATTTTAATTAATTTTGGTAGAAAATAGGGGAAAAAAATAATCAAAATAGAATCTATTTTTATTATATCCTATAAAGTAAGTAATTGCAATAATTTACAACAAAAAAGTCATTTATTGTAAACCATTGAAAATAAAAGAGTTAGGGAATTATTTTTTTATTTTTAAAAAAGTTTTTTCATTTTACATAATTATTTGCAATTAAACAAGTTACAACAAAAAAATATTTTAAAAAAAGTTGCACGAACGACCAATTTTTTGCTATATTCTATAGTGTAAACGCCTTGGGGAAAAATATAAATAAAAAATAAATATATGGAAAAAACTAAATATTATTGCATAGATTGTAAAAAAGAGATTTGCCATAAAACTTGGAAAAGTGGCCAACAACGGTGTAAGCGTTGTGCCGGAGTTGTTTCCGCAAATATTAACGAGTTTGCTAATGATACCATGGTTGAGATTTCTGATGGAAATTATAATCGTAGATTAGCAGATGGATTTTCTCTTTTGGGTAATGAATAATTTTGTTCTTTGAATTAAAAATTTTAGAATTTTATAAGACAAAACAAGTCCGTTTAGGACAATTAAACTATTATTAGCGAATGGTTCGCTTTTGTGCGAAGTCCCGGCTAAAAAGATAAATTAAAATTGGTCTTAAAAATTCAATAAATTCATACCGCCACATTTATTATTTGGCGGTTTTTATAGGGCGGTTACTGCGTAGCGGGGGCCGCCCACCAATACTTACAGCTTCTTTGACTTGTTAATTTAGCGATTAACCTCAAAGGGGCTTTTGTAATATTTAACAAATGGAGAAATAATTTTGAAAAATCTTAAACTTTTTGGATTAGTATGTATTTTGTTTTTTTCTGGTTGCATGTTCACTCATACAACGAAACCAATAACTTCTTTGGTTGAATGTCAAAAGCAATCAATTGTATTAGAACAAAAAGTAAGAGCACTTGATAAAAAAGTTAGAAGTGTAAAGACACAAAGAAATTTTTTAGTTTTATTGACGACAGCGTTCAGTGGATTAATATTTGTGTATAAAAAATATCCAACTATTTTTTCAACTATAGTAAAATATTTTTCAATTATTGTTGCTAAAATAAAAAATATAATTTCTTGTATAAAATCAAAATTCACTAAATCTAAGACAGTAAGTTCCACAATAAATTCAGATTCTAATATAAACAACTCGTCGGAAAATGTTAATAATTCTACTTCAAATCTTTAAAAGATAAAAAGGAGATAATAATGTCCCGTCGAAAAGGAAGTAAAAATCGTACACCGGAAGAAAAAGAAGCTTACTTAAAAATGTTAGCTGATAAACCAAAAGGAAAAAGAGGGCGACCGGTTGGTAGTAAAAATAAAATTGTTACAGTCGGTACAACTGAATTAGAAGTTATTCCTGAAAAAGAAACGGTTTTTGAAGTGGAAGAAAAAGTTAATGAGTAAAATTGTAAATTGTAAAAAGTGTTTATACTTTTGTTCATATATTTGTGATTCCTGTTCTGCAAATGAGCAGGAAAGTGTTTCTATTTGTAAAACAAAAAAAGATAAAGAAGATTACTATAAAAAATTAAAATTTGAACCTGATAACATAAATTTTTGATTGGAAAAATAACATGGCTGGGGTTCCCGCTTCTCACATTTATTATACTGACGATAGTATTGAACTTTTATTTGTTTTATATACCGATAAACGTAACGATGTTTATTGGGATTTAACTGGAGCAAAGATTCGTTTTCAATTGGTGGATACAACAGTTGAAATAAAAAAAGCAACAGCAAATGTTACCGGCGGTGGAGATGACCAAATTTTAATAACAGATGCTACGAGTGGTACTTTTATTGTAATGATAACGGGGGAAGAATCGGGTGCGCTTCCCGCCCCTCAAGATTATGAATTCCAGTTACAAATAGAAAAGTCAGATGGTAAAAAATATACACTACCATTAGATTGTTTTAGATTATTACCGACGCTGATAGATTGGACTGATAAAGAATAAGGAATTAACTATGCGAAGTTCTTATAGTATTGATTATAAAAAATCAACAATAGTTTTAGAAAGAAAGAATGTTATTACTACTATCCAGCAAGTAATAAGATTATGGGCGCAAGATTTTTTGTATTATTCGGATATAGAATATGATGAGGATCTTCGTTGTTACTTAATCTGGAACCCCTAAAAAACCATATTAATTTAATTTGGTAAAGATAAGGGAATTTAATATTGATGAGATAAAAAAATTAGGATTAATAATAACAAAAGATAAAATATTATAAAAATAAAAAAAGATAATTATGATTAGAGGAAAATAAAAAATGGCAAATTACAGAGTGCCAATTTTGGAACAATTCGAGTGGCAAGAGAGTGTTATTTCTCGTAGAAATACTCCGGTTGGGTTAACTCCAACAAAAGGTAATAGGTATTTAATTATTGCTACAGCAGAAGATGCTTGGGCTGGGAAAGAGAATTATATTACTTATTATGATGGAGCGACTTGGCAATTTATTACTCCAAGAGCAGGAATGGTTGCTTGGATAGTTGCTCTTGGTGAATTTTGGAAATATAACGGGTCTGCTTGGTCAGAATATTTAGGTCAGCAAGGTATTCAGGGTACGAAGGGTGCACAGGGTACTAAAGGCGCAACCGGAGCCACAGGCGCAACCGGAGCTACAGGCGCAACCGGAGCTACAGGCGCAACCGGTGCTCAGGGTACTAAGGGCGATCAAGGTATTCAGGGTACGAAGGGTGTGCAGGGTACTAAAGGCGCAACCGGAGCTACAGGCGCAACAGGTGCTCAGGGTACTAAGGGTGACCAGGGTATTCAGGGTACGAAGGGTGCGCAAGGTACTAAAGGTGCAACTGGTGCTACCGGGGTCACAGGCGCAACCGGAGCTACAGGCGCAACAGGTGCTGATGGTACTCAATATGTTTGGAAGGGTGCTTGGGTTTCTCCTGGGCCTTATGATGTTAATGATTGTGTAGAATATTTAGGTAGTGGATATATTTGTATTGCTTCAGCTACAACAGAACTTCCTACAGATACAGAACATTGGGATTTATTTGTTGAAAAAGGTGTAACAGGCGCAACAGGTGCTCAGGGTACTAAGGGTGACCAGGGTATTCAGGGTACGAAGGGTGCGCAGGGTACTAAAGGTGCAACTGGTGCAACCGGAGCCACAGGCGCAACCGGAGCTACAGGCGCAACAGGTGCTCAGGGTACTAAGGGTGACCAGGGTATTCAGGGTACGAAGGGTGCGCAGGGTACTAAAGGTGCAACTGGTGCTACCGGAGCCACAGGTGCAACTGGGGCTACTGGAGCCACAGGTGCAAAAGGTGCAACTGGGTTAGCTGGAGCCACGTTTGACTCCGATTACGGATGTTTAATCATAACCACTTGGTAAAAATATAGTTACAATAAAAGAGGGGAGATTAATTTCTCCCTTCCCAAAAAAAATAATGGAAAATAAAGATAAAATATTTAAATCTTTTATAGAGAACGCAAGAAAATCCAGAGGGTTGAAATTAGTTGGCAAATGTAATAATTGTGGTCGGTGTTGCAATCCGGTTACATCTTATTCAACTAATTTAGAAAAAAACACAATGGATGTTATTGATATTGCTAATACTCCATGTATTCATTTAGATTTAGAAACAAAAAAATGTAATAATTATGAAAAAAGATGTACGCTGTGTTCAATGTTTCCTTATTTGCCAGAAAATTTATTTGAAGGATGCGGATTTCATTTTGAAAAAATAGAGAAACAAGAATTAAAATTATCAGCGGTTTTAATTTGTAAGAATGAAGAGTCTTGTATTGAAAAGTGTTTAAAAAGTTTAGTTGGTATAGATGAAATTATTATTTTGGATACAGGTTCTACTGATAAAACTTGTGAGATAGCAAGAAACTATACTGATAAAGTTTTTGAAAATGAATACAAGTGGAATGATAATTTTGCAGAGGCAAGAAATTTAGCATTATCTAAAGCAAGTGGAGATTGGGTATTATCAATTGATTGTGATGAAGTTTTGATGGAAAATGGCGTTGATAGAATAAAAAAAGCAATTGATGTTGCAGAAAATAATAATCAAAAAACTATCAATATTATAATGGTTGCAAATATCGAGGGAAGCGAATTTTTCTTTCCAAGACTATTTAAAAAATGCGAAGAAGTTTATTGGTGTGGAGCTATTCATAATTATTTAAATGTTTCAGACAACAATAAGTCCGATATAAAAATAACTTATGGTTATAGTAAAGCACATGAGAATGACCCAGATAGGGCCTTAAGAATTTTAAAAAAAGAAGTTGAAAAAAATCCAGAATTAGTAAGAGAAGTTTTTTATTTAGCAAGAGAGTACTGGTATAGAAAAGATTATATTACGGCTATTTATTGGTATAAAGATTATTTAACAAGAGCGTTTTGGCCACCAGAATGGTCTGAAGCCTGGTTGATGTTGGCGAGATGTTATTGGGCAATAAATAAAAACGATGAAGCAAAAGACGCCTGTTTACAAGCAATAAAAATAAATGCTGATTTTGCAGAGGCTTTAGAGTTTATGGCAGAATTATGTGGGCCAAATAATAAAGCAAAGTGGACAGAATATGCAAACTTGGCAAATAGTAATAATGTTTTAACGTTAAGAAAGAAAGTAGAAAAATGTTCTGATTATTATGATAATTTATTTAGTTCTGATAGTAATATGCTAAGATATTATCAACTTTATGATAAAATAGGTAAAATGGTAGGAGAAGAAAAAGTTTTAGATATTGGTTGTGGTTGTGGATTTCTACAAAAGTTTGTACAAAATTATAGTGGATTTGATTTCTCACCAAAAGCAGTAGAGATTTCAAATAATAAAAATGTTTGGCAGGGGGATGCTTACAACAAAAAAAATTATAAAGGTAATTATGATACATTTGTTTCAACAGAAACGTTTGAGCATTTAGATGATTTAAAAATTTTACAAAATATTGAAAGTGGAAAAAGAGTTTTATTTTCTGTTCCATCATTTTCAGATGTGGCACATCTTCGTACTTATAGCGATAAATTAGTTTATCTTAGATACAAAGATGTTCTGAAAATAAAAAATATAATTCGTTTTAATTGGAAAAACAACGGATGGTTTGAAGGTGGAGAATTGACAGGAAGTTATATATTATTAGTAGACAGTATCAAATTATAAGAGAGAAAAATCATGTCGAGTTATAAAATCCCAAGCCTTGATAGTTTTCTTTGGCAAAAGTCTGTTATAGATAAAGATTTAACATCGCCTCCAGCGGCATCAAAGGGCGATAGGTATTTAATTTATGGAACGGGGTCTGGAGCATGGGCTGGATTAGATGGAAAAATAGTTACGTATAATGGTTCTACTTGGGATTCTACTTCTGCGATTGCGGGGATGGTTGTTTATGTAGTTGATGAAGGAATACATTATGAATATATTTCTTCTTGGAAAAAATTATTATCAAATTTAATAATAAACTCAACTCCAGCAGATGATACTTTTGAAGGAATAAAAACAACATTAGTATGCCATGAAACAATAGCACAAGGAGATGTGTGTTATATAAATGCTGATGGAGAAGCGCAATTAGCTAAAGCAGATGCAATAGCAAATGCTTCAGCAGTAGTATTAGCAACAGAGGCTGGAAATGCTTCAGATACTAAAACATTTCTAGTATTAGGATTTGCAAGAAATGATTCTTGGGATGCTTTAACAGCAGGAAGTTTTATATATTTAAGTGCAGCAACAGCGGGAAAAATGACAAATACTGCTCCGAGTGCTACAAATAATGTTATTCAAGTATTGGGATGGGCAAAAACAACGAAGTTAATATTTTTTAATCCTTCGTTAGTTCAGGTGGAGCATGTGTAAATTGAAAAAAGGTATAAACAAACAAAATAATGGCATACTATACACACCTATTATTACATTTTGGTAAAGAAGTTAACAAAGGGACTCTAATATGTCTATAATAGAACTCGATTATTATGAGTATTCTTCAAATGGTTTGATACAAGCAAAATATGTAACAAGTGATACTTATGATAGTTATACTAAACTAGTTAGTCATTTTGATGGGGATGATGGAGCAACCTCTTTTACAGACCCTGTAGCAGGAGCATATACTTTTTATGGCACAGCTCAACTTGATACTGCCCAGAGTGTATTTGAAAATGCGTCACTTTTATTAGATGGTAATTCTGATTACGTGTCTTTGCCTGATTCTGATAATTGGTATTTTGGTACAGGAAATTTTACTGTAGATTTTTGGGTGAAATGGGCAGATGTTTCAGATTGGGCAGATTTTATAGGTCAAAGAGTTGACGATAATAATATGTGGGTATTATATAAGTGTAATGCCCCGAATGGGCATAAACTCACTATGAATTTTATCTCTGGCGGAGTTTGGAGAGGTAATTATCAAATGACTGGTAATTGGAGCCCAAGTACTAATACTTGGTATCATCTTGCTTTTGTAAGAAATGGATCTAGTGCATATATATTTGTAAATGGTGTAGCGCAAACAATAACTACGTATACGTCTTTTAGTACTAATGATGTGGGAAATTTATCCGTGAGTCTATCAATAGGTCATGTTCTGAGTTATGTCAATGGATGGATAGATGAATTTCGTATATCAAAAGGTATAGCTCGTTGGACTTCTAATTTTACTCCTCCTACGAGTCCGTATAGTCCTTCTACAAATAATTTATTGGCTTACTCCGAATCCACCATTAAAACACAAGGTTCTTACTCTCTCAAAGGAATAGCCGCACAAACAGACAGCCTCAATAAAACTTTAACTCGTACTATTTCTTCACCAATAGATTTATCAGGTAAAAACACAGTAAAGTTTGACGCAAGAGCAAGTAGGACAGGAAGTAATATTAAGGTGGGGCTACATGATTCAGGTGGTACAACTACTGAAATTACTCCGAATATAGTTTCAGCAGATACTTTCCAAGAAGTAGTTTTGGATATATCAGCAGTTTCTGACGAAAATAAAAATGCAATTGATAAGATTATACTTACAATAGAAAACGCAGATGCGGCAAATACGTTTTATATTGATAATATGTATGGGGATACTTCTTTGATTAAAAAAGTAATAAATGTTGTTAAATCTTCTATTTTGAAAATAAGTGGAATAGCAATTGCTTCTATAAAAAAAATATCAGGAGTATCAAATTAATATGTCAAATTTTGAATCAATAAAAAAAAGAATAAAGAATCTCAAACAAAATAAAGATAAGCCAGAAGAAGAAATTAATATTTTGGCAAAAGAACAGTTTGAGAGAGAAGAAATATTAGGAAGTTTAACTTTTTGTGTTAATGATGACGAAAGAAAATTTGCGTCAGAATTATTACAACAATATTTAAAAGAAGGAAGCATAGAAACTACAGTAGATAAAGATACATTAAGACAATTAATAGATTTAGAAATAGTAATAGAAAGAGTAAAATTATTATTAAATATAGAATATCAAAAAGTTAATAGAGCAATACCGTTACAGATGTTAGACCAGATGGCTTCTTTAAACGACCAAATAATGAGTTTAAAGGAGCGATTAGGATTAGTACAAAAAAAGGGTGAAAAAAAAGATTCTTCTCATGTAATAGAAGATTTAAAAGAAAGATTTCATAAATGGATAAATAGACCGGAGAACCGGAGTAATTTTGAGGTAGCGTGTAGTTCTTGTGGTGAAATAATGTTAATTAGAAGAAGGTTGGATAAAGAAAAAGATGAAGTAGTATCTCATCCGTGGTTTATAGATGGAGGTATTTTATTCAATAAGCAAATTTTTATTGATTTAGAATTAAAGAAAATTTCTATTGACCAAGCGGCAAGATATTTAAATGCTTCACAAGACTACATTCAATGGATACAATTAAATTATCCTATTGATAAAGATAAATCTGAAGTTGAAGAAGAGAAGTCAGAATAAATTATGATAAAAAATTTAACAGAAGAAGAATTATTTTTTTGTGAACGATTTTTTGATGTTAGGTGTTTTATAGAATCAACTTTTTCCAAAGGAACGCCTAAAAATTGGAACGATAAAAAACCGTGTATTTCTATTAGGGCATACCAAAGGCCGTTTTTCGGATTTGATTCTGCGTTAGAAGATGATGATAGATTATCAGAGTTAGAAAATTTTAGAAAACGTATAGCAGTAGGAACGAAAATTATAGTGTCGGCGAGGAAGATAGGTAAGACCTTTTGCGGTTTGGTTGCAAACATTTTAATGAAGATTGTTCATTACAGTGATTTAGAAATTGCAATGGCAAGTTATGATGAAAAACATGTTTCTAAAGTAATGGATAGTGTTAAAGAGTTTATTGGTTATCATAATTTTTATAAAAGTTATAAACAAAGAATAACAGGAAGCCCAGAATATTTAATAGAAACAAAAAATGGGAATAAATTGTTTGGTATCAATGAAACTACAAAGGGAAAATCCCCCGGCGAAAATTTTTGGGGACACCATTTCCATATAATTTTTCAAGATGAAATTCAAGCAGAGACAGAAACGGCTTATACACATAAAGTGGACGCTGTTTCTGATTTTGGAAGTTTAGAAATTTTTTGTGGAATTCCGTTGGTTACAAAAACATCTCCCCTTGGTAGGATTTTGCATGATAGAAGTTTTAAAAAAAGTTTAATTAGACTACCTCAATATGTTAGTCATTTATGGGATGAAGCAACTAAAGAAAGAAGAATTAGAGACTATGGAGGAAAAGAAACCTCCAGTTATAAAATTAATGTGGCGGCAGATTTAGTCGAGGGGGCATCCGGGGCCTTTGATTTGGAAAATGTAAGAGCTTGTTATAATAAAAAGCGTACAATTAAAAGATTTGAAATAACCAAGAATAATATTAACTATTTTAAATCTTTATTAGTTTTAGATAGATTACCACAAGCAAGTAAAATCTTTGTAACGGCTGATATTGGAGATACAGCGGCAACAGAAATATGTGTTATAGCTTTAATTAATAAAAAATATCATTTAATTTATAATATTACTACGTATCGTTTATCTTTGACACAAGAATTGCCGGATGTTATAGAATATATTTTTAGACAAGTTGGTGGAAACTTTTTGGCCGTTGACTCGACAATTTTAGGTAAGCCGGTTTATGAAATTTTAAGTGAAAGGCTTAATGATAAAGAATTCGATGATAAAGGAATGTTGACTAAGGTTAATAGAAGAGTTCATTATTGTGCTTTTAATGAAGATATAGTTACAGGATTTGAAAAAAACGAAAAAGGAAGAGTTATACGAGATAACAAAGGCAATGTTATAGAAAAAAAAGAAAATGCATTAGTTTTTTCAGTAAGAAGATTGAACGAGTTATTTTTTGATAGAAAGTTTGACATACCGGATGATGATTATAAATTTGATAATCAATTTTCTTCTTATGTTAGTACAGTTTCCGGTAATAGGATAGTTTACGGTTCTACTACTGAGGATCACTATTTGCAAGGGATGCAGGTGTTCGCGGTTCTTGAGTGGTTGACAGAGCAATTACCAATATTAACAGTACAAAAAGATCCAAAAAAGCCGGGGTTGGGGTCATTCTAAGGAGATAAATTATGGCGGGATTAGCGACTGGATTATTTGAAAAATTTTTAGAGTATCTTTATAAGACCGGTGAAATTTCTATTCCTTCAGATTTTCACGGGCAGGTTAGTGCTGTTAATATAATGCTTGGAAATGATATAACCGGAGTAATATCAACAATTACCGATTATGCTATTAATTCTGCATCCGAAGCACAGTTTAAAATTGAAAGCTCAGATCAGACTTTGGAAGATTTATTATCTCTTTGGTTAGAAAATATAAATGTAAATATAGATGGAGTTCCTACAGGAATAAAAGAGTTGGCCTTAGAATATTATAAAGAACGCTGGGCCGGTTCTTCTTTGTGTTTAATGAGGTTGAGTCAATGGAAAAAAATATCAATTGGAAACAATTCTATAACAGTTCCTACGGTTTTATGGTTTGTAAATGGTGGGTCTGTTTTTATTAAGAGAACAAATGAAAAGAATTTTAAATTAGGCTCAGATGCTTATTATTTAGATGAAGCAATGAAAATAAGCGTTCCGGCAAAAAAAGAAGAAAAGATTATTATACAAAAACCATATTCTCGGTGGTATACTAAATATCCCACGAGTTATTTAATTAAAAAGGGTGTTTATAAAAATTTTAGAGGGTTGGAAGTTTTATCAGAAAAGTCTGATGAGGTTATTAGTAAAGTTCTTCCTTATTTATTTATGATTGAAAAGGGAGATAAAGATGTTTTCTTACAAAAAGATGTAGATTATACTAATGATGAATTAAAAACATTGGTAGACAGTTTTAAAACTGCTTTAGAAAAATATAAGGGTTATAAAGGTGATATTCCGGTAAACGCGGTTCCATTTGACCAAAAATATAGTCATTTGATTCCAGATTTAAAGGGTATGTTGTCTGAGGAATTGTATCGGCAGGGATACCGAGCGATTCTTGCCGGTTTAGGTTTTGTGGGTGTAATGCAAGGAGTTGGAAATACAAGAGAGCAGGAAGTAATAAATCCAAAACCGTTTGTTGCTGAGGTTAATGCGGGGGTTGATGGATTTAAGTCTATGTTAATGGATGTTATTCGATTAATTATAGTTGAAAATAAATATGACCATAAAAAATTATTTAGTGATAAAAATTATTTGAAAGTTGTTAATACGCCGTTGAATATAAATACCTCATTAATTTTAGATGATATTCGTTCTGCTTATATTTATGGTACAATAAGTGTTCAGACTTATCAAGAGGTATTGGGGATAGATCCAGACCAGGAATTGGAGAGAATGAAAAAAGAGTGGTCTGATGGATTAAGAGAAATTTATTATCCGCATTTGATTCAAAATAGTGAAGATAAAGGTGTGGACGCAGTTATTCCAACTACAAAGAAACAGATTGAAAAAAATACTGAAAAAGAAAAGAAGCCGACTACTATGAATAAAGCGGAAAAAGTATTAGAGGAAGCTCCTTATAAAAATTTAGATGAACTTCCCGAATATATAAAAAAAATGACAGTAAAATGTCAAGAAACATTTATGGCTACTTTTAATTCTGTTTATGAAGAGACTGGGAATGAGGCTAAAAGTTTAAGTATAGCTAATTCCGCGGCTCAGAGATGTATGAAAAAACAGGGATATGTTTACGATAAAGAATCTAAAACTTGGAAAAAGAAATAATAAGGAGTAAAATATTATGTCAAGAGAAAATAGTCCTATGCCGATGTTTTTTAGATCTTCACCTACTCCTGAAGAGCATTTAGATCAGTCTTATTTGGAAGAGTCGTCAGATTTATATGTTGGGGAATCAGGATTCAAAGCTCAAATATTTCAAGTGGGAGTTACTGGGAGCTTAACTAGGGTTGTTGTTAAATTATGGAAACCATCGGGAATTAATGATGTAACAGTAAAAATTCAAGGTGTTGTTGATGGGCTACCAAATGATGAAGATATTTTAGCTTTTAAACATATTTCTGGAGAAAGTTTATCTACAGAGAGTCCAGGAGCTGAGGTGGAGGTAGTTTTTAGTACTCCACCGGACGTTGTTAATGGAACCTCTTATGCTATTGTGTTTAGTGTTCTTGGCGATGGATTTTACGTTCGTGCAAAATATCCAAATGGTGGTTATGAGAACGGGAGTTCTTGTGAAAGAGATGAAGCAAATATTTGGACTCAAAGAACAGGTGAAGATTGTTATTTTAAAACGTATGTAACCTATTAAATAAAAATGAGGAGATTAATATTATGTCAGGATTAATTGATAAAAGTATAAATTTTGGTAATCAGAACTTTTTCTTTGTAGATAGTTCAACAGTATCAAATGGTCAAATAACCAGTATAGTATAGTCAAATTATTTGGAGGGGTTACAATGGAGAATAAAAAATTAATATCAGGATTATTATTAGAAATAGCCAAACAATCTACTACAGTTTTAGTTGAAGATGCAAGTTTAGATAAAGAAATAGTAGAAGCGGCTAAAAAAATGGGGTTGGTTATACCATCTCCAGATTTTGCTATTTTTAAAACTATCTGGGCTAAAGTTGGAGAAGTTAATTTGAATGGAGTAAGACTTCCCCAAAAAGCCGTAAATGATGGAATTCAAACTTTGGTTGGAAAGAATTTGAATTTTGAGCATTTAGGGGCTTATAATGTATGCGGATTTTGTTTATCGGTAAAAGTAGAAGATGATACTATTGAGTGTATTCAAGTTTTTTATCGTTCTCTTTATCCAGATAAATTTGATGAATTGGTAGAAAAAATAAAGACTAAAGAAGCGGCTGTATCATTTGAAATTTATAATATAGATGTAAAAACCAAAAAGTCAATAGTAAAAGAATTATCAGATGGTACTTATGAACTTACGAAGATACATTGTTCGGGAACTGGACTTTTATTGACCCATCCACCAGCGTGTCCACAGGCTAAAATATTTAAATTGGTTGCTAATAAAGATAATAAAGAGATTAATAATATTTCTGAAAAAGTATTTGAAAATGATTTATGTTATGCTTCTTTGGCGGTAGAAAATTTAAATGAAATTAAAAATTTAGAAAATATAATAAAGGAGGTAAATGCTGTGGAGAATGTAGAAGTAAAGGATAGTGAAGAAAAGAAAGATGAGGTTGTTATAAATGCGGAAGCAGTCAATTCCGAGGTTAAGGTTGCTGAAGAATCAACAGAAACCAAGTCCGTTGAGGACGCTGAAACGAAAGTTGAGACTCCGGTAGTTGAAGCCAAAGAAGAGGTTGTGGCGCAAGAAGTAACAACTGTAGTACCGAAAGTGGTTGTAAAGATTACTTCTGAATATCGAGAAGTAAGAACTTCTACTTTTGTGGATGGAACTCCTTCTGGAACTGAAGAAGGAAAATGTTATCGTAAAAAGGTAACAGAGTATAGTGATGGGACTAAAGATGAGGTTGAGGAAGAAAGTGTTTTGGTTCAAACCTATTCTTTTGCCGAGGTAGAGGAAAAAGTAAATGCGGTTAAATCTGAAAAAGATGCCGAAATTGCTATTCTTAAATCAGAGCAAGAAAAGGTGTTGCAGGAAAAAGATAAAGAAATTGCAAGTATTAAAACAAGTCTTGATTCTAAAAATCAAGAGATAGCTAATTTGACCAAAGTTAAAGCTGAGGAAAATGTTAATAATTCTACTCCAGAGTTAACTATTGGAAATGCAGAAGTTAAAGATAACAATGAAATTAAACAGAGAGCTGATGAAATTAATAAAATCATAGCTCGAAAACACCAGAAATAAATAGGAGAATATACAAATGGAAAGAAAAGATGTTATTGACAGGGCGTATCAGTTAATAAATGAACCTATTGACCCGAATCTGCGTTGTCCTGTGGAGTTGCAGGACATCGTGAATTACAAAGAATCAGAAGCGGGTGAAACGGTTGAGTATTTTGCGAGCGATAGGGCGGACGTAGATGATATTTATACTGCGGATGCAGCGGGTAGTTTGACGTATCACAAAATTACTCTTGGAACGGTTACTCCTATTGCCTTTGTTGGAGAGCAGTCAAAGCTTGAAACCATTTTGATTGATGAGATTCTCAACTCAAAAGATCAGAGTGCATTAGCGGCTAAGAAAGATGGAATAATTCGTTCTATGGACAAAGAAGAGGTTCGGCGCATATTTAATCTTTGTCTTGGAGTACCTTCTCAGGAAATTACCAAAGTTTCAGGGGAAGATCTTTTGGATGTTGTCATAAGGATGAAGCAGTTAGTTTCTAATTATGCTACCAACTATGTATTGATGGTCGCTTCCGATGTAGCTAATGCTATTGAAACTTATGATAAGGATAATGTTTCTACTTTTAACTATAAACTTTCAATTTTCGATATGTTTAAGACGCTGGGAATTGAAAAAGTAGTTAAAGTAATAGGTGAAGTTAATGCTACTCCGGTATTGGCGGCTGGTAAAGCAATATTGGTTGGTAGGGATTCTTCTCTTGCCATGGGAAAACCGTTGACTTTGCTTCGTAGGAAGTTTTCAAAAGAAATAGCTGAGTTGAGCGGTGCTACTGAAGGTGCAGTTCGTTTGATTGATATTGCGAAAACTCCTTCGGTTATCAATGCGGATGGAAAGAATACTCTCGGGTATGCTTGTTTCGGATACGAGTCGCAAATTTCTGTTCTTACTAACTACAGAGCGATTAGTTTTAGCGATACTATCATAGCGTAAGCTATAGTTAACAAAGAGAGGGGAGATTAGTTTCTCCCCTCTCCCAAATATAAAATTATAAAAAATCAATTTCACAGGATAATATGATACAAAAACTTTCTATTAAAGATACTTTAGACGTATTAGATTTTGTAAATAAAACCAAAGATGTTTACTTTGATTTTTATATTACAAAAAATAATAAGAGAATTTTTTTAAGAAAAGACTCAACATTAATACAGAAATTATTAAAAAGTCAGCAAGTATTTGCTATAAAAAATAAAGAAATAGAATCATTAATGTTATTATACATAAAAAAGCCATTTCGTCCTTATATTAAATTTTTGGTAAAGAATAATTGTGATTATAAAATTTATATAGATTTTTTAAAGTCAAACTTTAGTAATATGGAGCTTTATCTTAAAGTTAAGCAAAACAATCCTATAGTAAATGAATTATTAAATACTACAATGATCGGTAGCCAAAAAAGATATATTCCAAAAGAAGGATTTTCAATAGGTGGATTTAGAGGAAAAGAAATTTTGATTATTTTAAATAAAAAATAAGGGGATAGTATGGAAGCCATTATTTCCAAAGTTAGAGATTTGATAAACGATATTTTGCAAACCAATGGAAGAGATGTTTTTGAGTATATAACATCTAAAGTTTTTACATTATCTTCTGGAAATGTGGAGTCAAGCAGTATAAAGGTTTATAAAAATGGAACTTTGTGGGCGGGAACTAATTATACCTACGATGATGATACAGCTTCTATTACGGTAACAGGAACAATTACTGTGGGAGATGTGTTGACGGTTACGTATTCTTATTATCAGAAGTACTCTGAAAATGAGATTAGCGGATTTATTAGAGCGGCTTTGTATCGTTTATCGGTTGAACAATTTGGACAATTTATAATAGTTTCTGGAGAAACAATTTCTCCAGTTCCAACTGTTCCACAAGAAAATTTAATAGCGTTAGTAGCTTCTATTTTAATAAGTGGAAATGTTAGGTCTTATCGAACACCGGAAATAAATTTGGTATTTGGTGAGAGTTTATCTGTTGAGCAAAAAATAAAGTCTTGTATTAGTAAATTCTCAAAAAATTATGGAACTATGAAATATGTGGATTTGGATTATACTTGGGAAGTATACGAAGACCAGGATTCAGAATAAAGGATAAAAATGAGTATTGATAAGAGAATTAATATTTTTGATTTACTTAAAAATGAAGGAAAGCTTGATAAAATATTAGTATATCCTTCAGTAAAAGTAGAAAATGACCCTTATGAAAAAACAAAGGATATTACTTTTTTGAATCCTTTAACTATTTTGGGTTATGTTAGAAACGTATCTACAGAAGCGTTAACTTGGAAATATTATGGTAATATGCCGATAGGGTCAAAAGAAATTCTTTGTGAAAAGAAATATAAAACATTATTAACAACGGCAGATAAAATAAAGATTGGCGATGAGTTTTTTAAAGTATATCACGATGATAGTAAAGGGTTTGGAATAATTTCGAGGGCAGATTATTTGGTGGTTATTTTAAAATTAAAAAATGTTAACATAGACAATTTTACTGAGTAAAATATGTTAAATTTATCTGTAGAATGGGCAGGAAAAGAAGGATTTAAGAGGCTTATTAGGTATATAGAAAATTTGTCTTTTGTTAGATTAGAAGCTGAGGCGACTGGGTTAGCAGAAACTACAGTAGAAAGAATGAGAAATACTATTGTAGAAAATAAAAAAAGACCGGATTTAGGTACACATAAATTAGAAAATGCTATAGATTGGGAAGAAGTTTTAAATAATCCCGGTAAAGAACTTATAATTGGAATTGGTAATGTTGATAAATTAAAAACAGAGGCCCCATATTTCGAGGTTTTGGATTCCGGCGGATTTATTCCGAATAATGGAAATTTTGTTCCCCTTGGGTCTTTTGCTCCGGGAGTAGCAGAGCCAAATCCAGCAAATTTTAGAGAAGGACAGTGGCAAGTTGGAGGCGGTAAATTTACGTTTAAAGCAAAAAAAGCAATAGAAGGTATTGATTATATAGATTCTGCATTGAGAAAATTGGAAACAGAGTTGGATGATATTATAATTAAATTTGGTGGTTCTATTATACAAGGAATGGGGAAATAGATATGGTGAGAAATAAACTAATTAAAAAAATATTAACCGAAAGTTTTTTAGTTCAAGAATATATAAAAAATCAAAAATCGGCCAGGAAAATTGCAGAAGAATGTTTTTGTAGTGATGATACGGTTTTAAAATTTTTAAGAAAATTTAATATAGAAGTTAGAAATAATAAAGAATCAAAATTAATTCAATATTGGAAATTTAGAAACAATGCTAAAGAATTAACAAAAGATAGTTTAATTGAAGAATATTATGTTAATAAATTAACTATGCAAGAAATTGCAGATAAATATAAAATTTCTGAATCAGCCGTTTGTCGGAGGTTTAAGTATTTTAAAATTGAATCTAGGGGGTATTGCCATATAGGCGAATTAAATCCTATGTTCGGTAAAAAAAGACTATACATAACTGGTATAAATAATCCAAATTATAAAGAAAAATTAAAAATTAATTGTTCCTATTGTGGAAAAATAATAGAAATATATCCAAATCGTATAAAATATACAAAAGATTTTTTTTGTAATAAAGAACGTTTCTATTTATGGAAAACAGAAAATTTAAAGGGAAAATTAAATCCAAATTGGAATAATGGGAGTTCATTTGGAGAATATAGTCAAGAATTTGATTCAGATTTAAAAGAACGAGTTAGATTTAGAGATAATTATAGATGTCAAGGTTGTGGATGTTCTCAATTAGAAAATGGAAAAATGTTAGATATTCATCATATTGATTATAATAAACAAAACTGTGATATATATAATTTGATTTCTCTTTGTAGAAGTTGTCATTCTATGACTAATGGAAAAAGAGAATACTGGAAGAAATATTATGAGGAGATTATCCATGCGAAAGTATCGCGAGTGTAGAAATATTGAGGCCAGCCTTTTGGATTTTCTTTCTGAAGAATTGGCTGAAGAAGACTGGACTGAGATTCGTGTTGTAAAAACGATGTCTGAAGTTTATAAAGGAGAGCTTCCGTGTATTTTAATAAATATTGTTGACAGGACGTTTACACCATTAGAGATTGGTGGACATAGAAATTTGCGTTATTATGTAGTTTATATCAGGGTGTTTGGGACGGGAGATGGGATTAGAGAAGATCTCGATGATTTTTTAGTTGGTAAACATGGGATTTTTGAGCATAATCCAGATTATTATGAATACGAAATTGATAATGGAATAGTAATAAATAAAACATTAAAAGGAAAAATAGTAATAGAAAAGATTTTAGAGGATAAAAAAGAATTCAATAATACAGATCCAAATACATTAGAGAAGGAAGACCGTTATAGGCAAAAGATTTCATTGAAGTGTAGAATTGCTTTAACTTAAAAGGAGGGATTTGTGGATTGGTTAACAGTTATTTTTAGTGCTTCGGCTTTGATTATTGCAGGATTTAATGTTGCTTGCTTCTGTATAATCAAATTCAACGACATGCTCCATTTGCAAAAAAGTCAAGAAGATATGAAGATTCAGATGGCTATAAATCAAAAAGAAATTAAAGATTCTTTGCTTAGAATTGAAGATAGGCAAGAACGCACATCTGAAAGAATAGCCAAACAGGAAGGGAGATGTAGTGCTAATCATGGAAATTAAATTGTATGGTATTAATAAAACATAGAAAAGATAAATTATATGTTTAATAAATGTAAGGTAGGATAAAAATACTCTTATGAAGAAGAGTAGAAACCAATCATTAAAAAAATCAGAGGAGGATTTTCAAAAATGATTAATGCAAAATATTACAAACCGAGGGTGTTTCCCTGGAATTCAATCAGACCGCCAGAACAAATTGATAGGTCTCAGGACATTGGTGGCGATTTGACTTTGAATAGGGAAAAAGTAAATGAAATTGGGCGTGAGAAGTTGGTTGGATGGATAAAGAAGACTCCGAATTTAACTTGGTCTATGACTCAGGAAGAATACGGGTCAATGTCTTTTTGGAGGTCTTTAGCTAATAAGGTAACACCGGGGTCGGGGGATGACCACTATGTTGATTTAGATGATTTCAAGTCTACAGCAACAGAGATGGCCGCTTTTTTGACCGATGATAATGATACTTTCGTTGGAAGTATTTGGTTTCCAAAACTTAGGGTGAGTGGATTTTCTTTGAATGTTTCCACCCCTGATGCTATAATGCAGAGGAAATTTGATTTGGTTGGTGAAGATTTTAAAATCATACCAGAAAAATATTTTTCTTATGAAACTGCTACTTCAGTAACTTCTGGAGAAGCTCCTTTGGAAGTAACATTATCTCCTATAGCTATTTTATTTACTGCTACTAATTATATTTTTAGAGTATTAAGAATTAGGAGTGGAGTGGTAACTGAAATTGCTGAAGGAACTGGTGATGATACTTATGCTTATAGCAATTCTACGCATAAGGTTACGGTTCAAAGTTGTTTACTTGGAGATGTTGTAAAAGTATTTTATCCTTCTGATACAGCTTATACAACCACGTGGACAGATAACAATTCAGATCCAGCGGCTTTGATAGCCGAGAACTGCGAAATTCTTATGAAAGTTGGTACTTCTCAGAGAATATACAGGCTTCAATCGGTTGGATTGGATGTAAAGTTTGACAGAACTGATTATCGTGAGATTGGTAATTCTGAAATGGTTCAGTTTGGTGTAAAAGATACCACGGTAACAATTTCTTTGGATAGGTATGCCGAGAATTTTTCTTTGGAAGAAATTTTGGCAGGAGATCCAACATATCCTTATATCAATCCAAGAGATTTTGTGGATAATATTCAGCTTATGGTTAAGGTTTATAATGAGAAGGAACATTCCACATTCAAAATTGGATACCTGATGACCGGAATTTCTCCAGCGTCTTTAGGAACTTCTCAAGCACAGCAGGATTATGGAAAAATGACCAATTCTCTTACTACTGACAACATGACTATTAGTGATGAGGAAAGTGAGATCGTATTTTCATAAGTGATAGTTTTTTTAAGAGGGGAGATTAATTTCTCCCCTCCCAAAGTTTCAAATGTATGGTGAAAAATGTTTTTGTATGGAGAATTTATAATGAATAATTATTTAGGTATTTCTAAAAATAATAGCATAATTATGCAGAGCGCATTAAGGGCGTTGACTGGGTCGATGGCTCAAGGTGCGCTTTTTTGCTTTTGGAGTTACAATGGACAATAAAATTACCATAAATTTAGACACATTTAAATTTATTTTAAATCAAGAGAGTAAAAAACTAATTGGTACTTCTATGAAGAGGTTCGAGATTTCTGATAATAAAGAGGACATCAAGCGAGCAATTAAGGAGCTACAGTACGAGTGGTGTAGAAATCTGTATGATATTTTTGCAGATGGAAAAATTTTATTACAAACCCGCATAGATAATAAGGAGTAATGTATGGAAGATAGAATGGTAGAAGCAAAAGAAATAGTAGAATCTATGAATAAAGAAATAAATTTAAATGAAATAGCGGAGATGGTTAAGAACAATTTTATAATTTTTGAGCATAACGAATTAAAATATAGAGTACATTTATTATCTTATAAAGAAAAAATAGAATTGGATGGATTGCGAAGAAAAAAGTTTGGAGAACTTCTTCAGGATAAAGATATTTTATTGGAAAAAGAACTCATTAAGAATTATAAATTAAAAGGAATTGATATAGAATCCGAGATAGACAATCCCGTGAAGAAACTACAAGCAAAAATTTTAGATGTACAGTTAAAACTTGGAGAATCATTATCTAAAAAGGAATCTGATTTAATTTTGAAAGAATATAAAAAACAATTAGATGAGTTAATAAAAGAGAAGCAGACATTAGAAACTCAAAAAACATTATTATTAGAATTTTCTCTTGAGAATCAGCTTTTGAATTATACCGCGGCAATTACAACTTATTTATCGTTAGATACATTAAAAGATGAAAAGTGGGAAAGAATGTTTAAGTCTATAGAAGAATTTGATAATTATATGGATGAGGAATTGATAAATAAAGCTGGAATGAATTCGATGTTATTACAATTTTAATAGATTATGCAAATTTATGACGGATTAAAACAATTAGCTAAAGAAAATAAAACTCAAAATTTATTCTCTGCGAGTAGAGAGATTTTTGGAGTTAGATTATTTAATAATGAATTAGATTTATCGAAGATACAACAGGTATTTATTAATTATTTATATTTCTATGAAAATTTAATAACCGATGTAATGAGCAATTCTGTAAGTGATAAAGTTTTATTGGATGATGTTTATGCAGAAGCTTATGTGGTTTATAAGAAAAAGGATAAGAGTAAAGATAAACCAGAAGATAAGCAAAGAGAGATACATTTAATTCCTGCGAGAACTATAAAATTTAAAAAAGAGGTATCATAATGGCTATTTCGAGTAATGGTGAATTTTTAGGAAAAATAAAGATAGCTTTAGATGGAAAAGAGCAAGTTGTTTCTGGTTTAAATCAGATAGACCAATCAATGAAAAAGCTCACCAGTACTAAGGTTATTACTACTTTTGATAAGTCTGGATTGGTTACTGGAAAACAAATAGAAGAAACATTTAAAGATATAGGAAATGCAACTGATAAAGCTAAAACTAAAGGTAATGATTTTATAAATGCGATGCGGAGAGCTGTTATTGTAGCTCCCGTGTGGATGGCGTTGAGATCCGTTATGGTTAGTATTCAAAAACTATTTCAGGAGCAGATAAAATTTTTAGTTGAAATGGAAACCGCGATGGCTCATATTCAAATTGTTGGAAAAGGAACGGCTGAAGAATATGACCACATGAAAATAGCTTTGATTGGTTTGGCCCAAGCTTATGGGAGTACGGCTTCTGAGGCGTTGGAGGCAAGTAAGACTTTTTGTTTTGATGATAAAACAGAAATATTTACTGACAAAGGATGGAAATATTTTAAAGATTTAGATAAAACAGAAAAGGTGTGGAGTTGGGATTTAGATTTAGGATCTCAATCGTTTCAGGAAGTTAGTGCTTATATTGATGAGCCATATAGTGGGGAAATGTATTTATATGATACTCCTAAAATGAATTTTTGTGTAACCCCCAACCATAATATGATTTGCCAATTAAATTATAGGAAAAATAATAAATATATATTTAAAAAAATAGAAAATATTGGCTCGGCTGAGCGAATAAAAAAATCTATAGAATGGTCTGGTATAAATCAGAATTATACTGATGATTTTATTCAATTCTTAGGATGGTTTATATCTGAGGGATATATTCATAAAACCAATGAAGTTGTAATTTATCAAAAAAATTCAGATAATGTTGATAATATTTGTTTTTTATTTAATAAATTGGGATATAAATATCATATTTCAACTGATAAACGAAATAATTGTAAAGCAATTGGATGTAATAATACAGAGTTGGCAGATTTTTTAAGAAAAAATTGTTATATTGGAGTAAATTATAATTCACATACAAAGTGTATTCCTTCTTTTTTAAAATCGGCAGATTCCAGACAAATTAAAGTATTTTTAAATACATTTGTCAAAGGAGATGGCCAAAAAATGTCCACCAATGTTAATTGTTATTTTACGTCTTCAAAAAATTTATCCAATGATTTACAAGAATTAATTTTAAAAAGTGGTAATTACGCTTATTTATATTCCAGGTACAGTGGTTTTAAAAATTCATTAGGATATTGTATTATTGAAAGTTTATCTAAAGATTTTTTAATGTTAAAAAAACGATTAAAAAAAATAAAATATAATGGTAGAATATATTGTGTTACTACTAAGTATAATTCTATATATGTCCGTAGGAGCGGTCGTTGTCATTGGTCTGGGAACTCGCAACAGGGTAGGACGGTTGCTGAATCTATTCAATTAACTAAAATTGCTATGATTGGGGCACAGATTTTAGGTACTGATATAAAAACTACGGTGAACAATCTTACAGCGGCTGTAGAGGGTTTTAACATTCCCGTAGAAAATAGTATAATGATAATTGATAAGTGGATTAACGTAGAAAGACAGTTTGCGGTAACTGCACAAGATTTAGCAGATGCTACCAAAACCACCGGTGCGGCTGCAAATCAGTTGGGGGTTTCGATTGATGCTTTTTTGGGGCATATCACTTCTATTATTGAGGTTACGAGAAAATCTGGTACAGCAGCGGGAAACGCTTTAAATTTCATGTATGCGAGATTTTATACTATAGCAAAAAAGACAATAGAATCTATTACCAAAATTCCATTTTATTTAGATGCAACAGGAAAAGCTACAAATGAAGTTAAAAAAGACTATAGAAGTATTACTGATATTTTGGATGATTTATCGGGGGTTTGGGTAACACTAACAGAAAAGCAAAAATTTGACATAGCGCAATCGGTTGCGTCTAAAAAACAGATGACCCCATTTTTGGCTTTAATGCAAAATTATAATCATGCGTTATTAGCAAGGGTTGAGGCTTTAGCATCTGCCGGGCAATCTGAAAGAGCTTTAAGTATTATTACAGAAACAACGGTTTATAAAATGAAACAACTGGCTTCAACTTGGAATTTACTTACAGTTGTGATGGGGGATACTGGGGTTTTTAAATCGACTTTAGACAGTTTGAATGGTTTAGTTTCTGGGTTTGTTACTTTGATTAATAGTTATAAAGTATATCAAGCAGAATTAACAAAAGGTTATGCAAAAGAAAAAACGTTGGTGGACACTCAAAAATCAGAAATTGCTAATTTTAGGGAGTTATTAAAAATAAGAAAATCTTTATCTAAAGCAAAACAAACTCCTGAAAATGTAGAAGCATTGAATTTGGTTAATGAAAATATAGAGAAAATGCAGAATAAATCTCCGTTATTATTAAATATTGATACTTCTGATATAGATGTTGTTAATAACAAGTTAGATGAATTATCAAAAGTTATTTCTACAAAAGAAATTGTTATAAATGTAATTGCAAAATATCAACCAAAGCGGGAGCAATTAGAAAAGGAGAGAGAAGCATTTAGGAAAGAGGCGGAGTTTCGAGAAGGAACTGGCTTATTAAAAGGAGTTGGAAAACAACTTCCGCTTGCAAAAGAAGCAAGAGCTGGTGAAGCTGAGAAACAAAAAGAATTAAATGAACTGGATAAACTTCAATCAGAAGAAATAAATAAACAAGTTAGAGAAAAGAAAAAGAAGAATGATTTATTGAATCAAGCAAAGGAGTTACAAAAAATAGAACTACAATATGCAAACGATTTAACAGAAAAAGAAGAGGAGCAGATTTCAATAGCCACTAAATTGGGGGTTGAGAAGAATAGAGGACAAAAATCTACTTCTGAATTATTGGAGTTAGAAAAACAATTAGTAAAAGAATCAAAATTTGTTTATGATGAGCATGAAAAAAATTTAAAATTATCAGAATTAGAATCTCAAATAACAATAGAAAAACAGGGTGAAGCAAATGAATTAGCAAAAACTCAAATAGGAGTTAGGTCTGATATTTTAAGGTTATTAGGTGCTGAGGAGTCTCAGATAATTAAAAATGAGATGGTTTCTAAGTCTATTTTATTGGGAGAGGGTTATTTAAAAACTATAATGGTAGATAAGTTAAGATTGGCAGAAGCTCTTACTAAAGAAATGGATAATCAGAATAAAAAATCTGCTTATTTGGTTGAGTTGTGGAAAATATCAAAGAAATATGGAAAAGATGTAGCTCAAGAGGTTTCTGCTTTTATTGCTAATATGAAGCCAATAGAAGAGTTATCAACAACCGCAAGAAGAATAGTTAAATCTGAAAATAAAAATTTATATGAAGAAGCGTTAGCAAGTCGTTATTTTTCAGAGCAGAGAACTCCTAATATTTATGGACAACAGCAATCAAAACGGGCGAGAGAATTATATGAAAAAAATTTAGAAGGCCGGGTTTATAATCCTAATTTAAAAAATCAATTAATTTTTCCTGAAAAATATGCGGAAGAAAGAAATAAACAAATTATAAATAGGGTTATTGGAGTAAACGTTGCTCCGGTAAAAGTTGAAGTTAAAGTAAATGACGCTGAGATGATTATGGAAAAAACAAAAAAAGAAATAAATAAAGCATTATCGGATAAATTAAGTGAGTTAAGTAGAAAAATAGATGAGAAGATTGAGGAACATTAGGAGGAAAAGAAATGTCTACAACCGTTTATTTTAAATTATATGATTCTACCGGAGTATCTTTAATTTATACTTTTCCAGTAGTTTTTTCTGCAAATTATCCGCATAGTGAAGAGAATTTAATAGAGCATAAAAATGTGAGAGGAAAAGGTTCTATTGTTATTGATGGGGGAGAAACTCCTTGGGATTTAACTTTGCGGGGCGTAATGTTAGCAAACGATTATGAGGCATTAACTGTTCTTATAGATGCGATGGAAACCGCAATACAATTAAATACGAAATATGTTCTTAAAATAAATAAAACAGTTTCAACTTTTTACACTTATAATGTTAAACGTATATTACCAATAGAATATACCCCTGATAATTTGAGGACTAATTATATGGAATACGTCTGTACGTTGAGAGTAAATGCTTTTTAATAAAAATAAATAGGAGGAATAAAAAATGGCTACTTTAGTTGATTTATATGTAAATTGTGATACATCCGATTCGCCTTATGGAACTTCTGGTATAGATTGGGTTAAGATGGATTTGGTTAATGATTATTTTGTTTTCTCAAATGGAAGTGATGCGGTTGCCGATGGAGAGCCGATTCCTTCCGCTTCGGAATTAACACAAGCTTCGGCTTTATTATCAGGAACAGAAATAATAGTTCCTAAATATTTCTTAGCTGATATAAGTGAGGGTATTTTAAAAGAAATACATAATGCAGGAAATCAGAACAAAAGGTATGTTTTTGCTTTTGTTTTTGATGGAGCAACAGCCTCAGAGCCAACTTTAGAAATTTGGGATGATAGTGGATTGAATAGTGCATTATTAGAAGTTTTAGGAGCTGGAACTCCTGCTAACAGTTGGTATAATGGTATTTGTACAACTGGAGGTTTGCCTGGAGCTGGTTGGGTTGGTAAAAAGTTGGCGGGGGCTACCGCAGACCATTTTATAAATTTAAATGCTGGAAATGGGGCGTTAGGAGCTGCTGGAGTTTGTTACATTAATTTTAAGATTATTATTCCGGCAACAGCATCTGCTTCTGGATTGTCTCAGCCGGTATGGGTAGTTAAATATACAGAATAATTTAGGATAAAAAATGAAAAATCAATATAATTTTGATTCAACTAAAATATCAAGTTTATGTATTGATGGAACCTATTTATGGTTAGGATTTTTAGGTTCAGATAATTCTACTTATTTAAAAAAAGTAGAAGTTTTAAATCCAGATTCAATTTATTTTAATGTTCCAGTAGAAGTTAATGATATAATTAATTTGGTTGTAGATGATAATTATGTTTATGGAATAGATAGTTCTGCAACAAAATTATTTTTTACAACATTAAAATTAAATCCTTATTCTTATATTACTTATATAAATAAGCCGGTGGGAATAAATGAAGATGCTATTGATTTTGTGATGGATACAGATTATATTTATATTTTAATTTCTGGACTAACTTCTGGTAACAATGCTAAAATATTAAAATATAATAGAACAACGTGGGCTTATATAGAAACCATAGATTTGACTACAGTATTTAATGCTAATAAAATAAGTCAAGACGAAAACGGTCATTTGTGGGTGATTTCAGAAATAGACCCTCCGATTTTGACCGAGGTTTATTTAACTTCAGGAGATGTTTGGAATTTTACAAGTTATACATTAAGTTAAATTTTTAAAAAAGGAGAAGGTTATGAGTGCAACAGTTCAATTTTCTGAATCGAATACCGCAGGAGAAGTGGTTACGGATGGACTGACTAATTTAAATATGGGAAACAGCGATTCTGCTAACTTGGTGGCGGCAACTTATAAAATAACCGCTGGGAATAATGCTTATGAGAAGTATGTTAGAATTAAATTTTCTGGTACTTTTACTGAGATTTCTAACTTAGTTATTTGGAAATCTGCGGGAGTATTGAAAACAGGAGAAGTGGTAAAAGCGATAGCAAATCAAACATTTTCAACTCCAACAACGGTTACTTCTACTAAAGCGGTTTCTGCTATTCCTACGAGTGAAGGAGCTGGTTTAGCTATTGAGAGTGGAGAAGTCGATCCTACAAAATTTACTACACCTGGTTATTCAAAGTATATTGTTATTCAGCTTCAAACAACAACTTCAACGCCCCCTGGGGGATTAAATACTAAAACAATCTCTATCTCCTGGGATGAATATTAAGACTTATTAAAAAAAGGAAAGAATATAATGAACAATTCAATGGACATAATTATTGATAAAGAAAAAATAGTATCTAATTTTTATTGGGTAGCAGAGTTTAATAATCGAGAATTTTTAAATCAATTTGAAAATGGTGTAGAACATAAATTTCAAGAAGTAATTCATAGGTTTGATGAGTTAAAATATTTTACACTTAAACATAAAACTCAGGATATTTCTTTTACAGTAGAAATTCTTCGAGGAATTATTTTTCACAATGGTGGAGAATATATATCCGATAAATTTTTTAAAGAAGAAAAAAAGAATATAAGGTTAATATATTTTAAACACCACGTAATGACTTTAGGAGATGATAATGTTCAAGTATTCTTTTTTATTGGTCTTCAGTATAATGATAAAAATGGAAATAATCGAAAATTATTATTGCAGATAGATAAAGATGGTAATTCTATAATTGGAGTAGAATAATGGGTTATACTTCTCAATATCCACCAGCATTTAGTGATACTTATGTGAAAGCTACTTTTGAAGCTTCTATTGATTTTATGGCATATATGGCAACAGACCCATCACTATCTTTAATTGGAGATTCTACAGATAATGCTTGGATGGGAAATTTTGAATTCCAGAGATTTCACATAGATTTGGGTTCTGCAAAAATAATTACTCGCATTTATTATGAAAATTATCATTATTTTGGTATTGCTGTAGATGGAGGGGTTCAGAATTTTACATTTTGGGGATCTAATGTTGCGGGGGCGTTTTCGGAGCTTACTTATGGGATAGACACTAATTGGACAGAATTAACTGTAGCACAGAATACTTTTGATGAACATATAGAATTAGATCAAGCAGATCCAAAATATATAATAGTAACCAACACTACAGCATATCGTTATTATGCTTTTAAATTTGCTGATAGTTGGGGGGGTGGAAGTGAGGGGGTAAGAAGAATAGAATTACAAAGTGGAGATTCTGGTTATCACTCTCAGTTTATTTATTCTGATACAAATGTATTTGCAAAAGTAAATCAATCTCTTTATTCTGATTCTGAAGTAACTAATACAAAAACACAAAGAATTTATTCTGACGCAGTGGTATTAGGTTCTGCTACTCAAACAATAAATTCTGATGCGATTATTAGGTCTGAAACCGCCCAATTAGATATAGATTCTGATTGTGAAATATCCGATGACATTTTTAATGTTTATCTAAATAAATTTATATGTGAAAATTATGCTTATATAGTTACGGATAAAATTGGTTCTGAAATTATAAAGTTTGATTTAGATGCTCATACTTACACAAAATATTCTTTAACCGATATTGATAACGCAAAAAATTTGTCAATAAGAAAAAGTAATAAATTCATTTATATTTCATCGAAAGATGGTCAAGTTGCAAAAGTGGATTATGATGATTTGAATAGTCAATCTATTTTAAATACGGCAGAATCAAATCAATTATATGCAATAGCAACATTAAATAATAATAGTTATGTTTACATTTCGGATGATGATTCTGAAGGACAGTTATTTGTTATAGACGATTCTGTAAAAAATATAATTAATACTGATTTTAGAACAAGAATTTCAAAAGCTTCTCATGCTATAAATACCGTATTAAATTGGACAAAAAGATTTTTTATAGCAAATACTAAATTTAATGTAAAGAAAGAAACTCAGAATTATATCAATACAGACTTTAGATATTTACAAGAGCCAGTTGGAGGAGTTCCATCCGGTCAAAATCCGTATGAAAGTTTAGAGCCATTCTCAGTGGATTCTTTTGTTGTAAAAATAGATGGAGTTACTATTGATGATGTAATATCTGATTCTATTGAGATAAATACTGTGGTAGATACACAACCAATCGCTAATTTTACTTTGGTTAGAAATTTTGATAATCCCAATTATACTTTAGAGGGGGGTTTATCAGAAGTTACTGAACATAATTTGGTGCAGATTTATTTTAATAGTATTTTATGGTTTGAGGGATACATAACTAATTTATCTGAATCTTCTGAGCAGGAATCTGTAGAAGTAACGGCAGAAGGAGAGAAAAATGCTACTCCGTGGGTAGAGGATAAGACTCCGTTTACAATAAACAATAAGGGGAGCGTTTGTAATGTACTTTGGTATACGGGAAAGACCGTAAATTTACCTCTGGTAACAAAAAATGAACAGTTGGGATTATACGATGTTATTCATGCATCTATAAATGTTGGTAGCCCGCTTAGTCATACAGAAGCGGGAGAAGATAACGGTTTTTACAGGGGAGTAGCAGTTCATTTAGGAACAAAAAAAGTTGAGCGAGTGGTTAGGGGATGGTTTACATTAAAAAGTTGGGAAGAAATTGATACTTGGGTTCCAGAAGAAAATGTAGATTATTTCTATGTAGTAAATGCCACGTTAGACGAACCTTTTTCTGAGAGCGGGCAGAAACAGTTAGTAAATGATTACATCGGGACATCCCTGTCATTAACCGATGATTTGTGGCAGATAGAGACCTTAACCGGAGTTGTTGTTTTTTGGCAACGAGTTTATGATGTAGTTGAAACCGATCTGGGTTGGTATACAAAAGGTTCTGAACCATATAAGGTTATTTCTGCTGAAAATGGTATTTATGAAAGTGCATACAAATATGAGGATAAAGATGATGGATTGTATGAAACAAAGGAAGTAAGTTATGATTATTCCGAGTATGCTAAAAATATGGCGATTGCGGAATATAATAAATTAGACTTATATCAAACCGATGTAGAATTAATTTTAACTTTAGATGCTTTATTATTTTATAATTTAAAATTGGTAGATAAAATAAATATAGTTAATACTACTCAATCAAATATATTTAAAAATACAAAAGGATTTCCTCTATCAATAAAAGCAATTACAATTTCCTCAAAAAATATGTCTGCAATTATAAAATTAAATAGCTCTAAAAGTTCTATTGAGGGTTGGTCTTTGTTTATTAATGTTCATGAATTTGTTCCAGAATCGCCAACATCGTATGCTCCAAAACTAACCGATGAAATTGCGGAATATAGTGTAAAGTTGTATCAAAAAGTTAATCCAAAAAATCAAGAGGATGTATTCTAATGGGATTATATGCTGATACGAAAAATAAAATCTTGTATTTATGGGATGGAGAAATCAATCTAAATAAGCAATATGAAGATTTTGAAGTTGTAGAATTGGTTTCTCCAAAAAAAAGTAAGAGTGATGTTAGAATTAAAAAGTCTCAAGTAGGATTAGGAGAAACCGTATTAAATAATCTTTCTTTTTACATTAAGACATCTCGTGTAGTACGATTTAAGGATAATAAATATTATTTTTCTTCAATAGATTTTATAATTAATCCAAGGTAGATATGATTTATAAAGAAGAAAAGAATAAGATTAGAGCTATTGATAATAAATTGATAGATTTAAAAAATAAGTCTACCAATTTTTTTATTGATTTTTCTAATAAGTCAACGGCTAATAAGGAATTATTAAAGAAGAAAATTTATAGTTATGAGACCGATTGGGTAGAGTTAGAGATAATAGATAGTTATTTTTTTACTCATGTTTATTCTGGGGGGATTACTTATTATTATTATGATTCTGATACTGGAGAAACTTATACAGATTATCATTGGGCAAAGTTTATTCCGCAGTTGGAGGCAAGTAAAAATTTATCAATTAGAGAATATAGTAAAACTATAGATATTTCTACAAATATTCCAACTAATCTACAGCCCTATGTCAATTATAAAGTAATATTTAAAACTGATGAAGTTTATCAAAATAAATTAAAGTGGGGGCAAGCATTTTATTATAATTTTAAAAGAGTGGGAGAACCATCATTAGAGATAAACAATTTAGGCGTTTATTCTTCTATGGAATTACCGGCTCCTATAATTAAGACAGTGGATTATGATGGAAATTACTCCTTTATTATTTCTGCTTCTTATCAAGGAGATGGAATTTTAAATGGTTGGATAAGATGCACAAGTACTTGGAGTGTTCCTCCCGTAGATGTAACTGCTAATTTTTATGCTCCCCCGATTATAAAAATTTATGGAAAAATAATAATGTCTATAGTTAGTCCGAGGTAATGATGTTATACAATGAAAATAAATATAAAATACAAAAAGAATACAATAAAGAAAAAGATATTCTTAATATACTAAATCAGAATAATTCAAATATTTATTTAAGTGATGTTACTATTGGTGGAAGTATAAATAAAAAGTTGATTACCTATGAGTCGGAATGGATAGATACAATAGGAACATCTGGAGATGGAACTGTTATAAGTAATTATACTGAGTGGATTATGGGGGGGCTTCCTTCTTATACATTAATTATTCCGAGGTATCTAAATTTTATAGTTAATTTATTTATTCCAGAAATATTTTTATCTTATTTAAGTGTATTTGTGGTATACGAAACTTTGCAAGAGAATGTATGGGGTACTACTTCTGAAAGTATTCAAGAAGTTAATAGTGGATTTCAATTATTTTATTCAACAATTTTTCAAGCGGGAGAAGGCTTTACAACTCCAATCCGAGAGAAGTTAATAATTCAAATTTACAACCCATTTCAGCTTAAATTTGTTAATAAGCGTGGTTAGCCCCACATTAGCAATAATAATGTGTCTGAGGGCTTCCTACGAGGTTTTTTCTTGTGGCGAATGTAAGCCATTGACGCACAATGAGTTACAACATAGCAAAAAACATAGATTAAAGTGTTGAAACTAAAGGAGTTACAACGAAAAAAACGTAAAACAGTAAAAGCAATTATGTTTGCGGGGAAAAGCTGGTGTTTTTGTAGACCGAGTTATAAATTTAGCTCGGTTTTTTTGTTGTAGAGAAGAATGGTTGTAGTGTGGATAATGAAAGGTTTATTAATTCTTGTTGGTTATATGTAGTCGAGTCTAATAGATTAAAGAAGGTAGGATAATCTATTTTTGGAAATGTATTAATATTAGAATTGGGGGATACATTATAAATAGTAGTTTCTGTATTTTTAAATTGATTGAAATAATAATCGGGATTATGTTTCTCATAAAAATGAATATCTCCTATTCCTCGATGTTTTATATCTTTATAATAATGAATATTTAGATTAGTTTTACCGGTATAATTTTTATCTATAACAAAAGAGTTTTTATCCCGAATAGTCCAATCAAATCCTAAGAGAAATAATTTATTTGGTTTAAATTTTAGAGCTAAAGCAATAGCAAATATACCAGTTAATGGACAATTATTTAATCCTATGATTTTTGGAAAAGAAATGAGGTGGGTATTAGGATGAATAACAGATTGTAATTCTTGTTGATGATTTAGACCTACAATAAGGGGTAGTTCTTTTAATTGATTATAAATATCCGGGTTTTGAGTTAAATCAGAGGATTTATAGAAATTTAGGTCTGTAAAGGTTAAAATGGTAGGTTTAAATGTTAGGAAAGAGTAGTTGACGCCTACAACAAAACGATTCAACAGGAGGCTTTGTATCCCTAAATTAAGCCCAATTTCAATGCTTTGCCCTCCAGCCCAGATTACAATATCCATTATTTTTTATGATAATTAGAATTACACCAAATACAGCCGATTTTTAATAAAAACTTTATATTAGGAACAGTTCTTTTACAAATTTTACATAAATATTTTATATTCTTAGGCTTACGCATAAACAAGTGTGATAGATAATCCAGTTATTATACTGTAATTGATTAAATCAGAAATACATAACTCTTTATTTTTAAATGAGATAGAACCAAATCCCATCCAAGAAATCAGAGCTTGGGAGATAAATATTCCCGAACTACATAAAAAATAAATAAGCCAATTATGTTTAATTATTGGGATACTAATCAAAGAGAAGGAAATTAATATCCCCACAGAACCCCTGGTAAAGAAATTTGTAAAGAAATTATTACCATTACATATTTTAAACCAAAATCGTCCCAAGCAGCTTCCTTCATCTCCCGTATTATTATCTGGGATCCCGTATCCAATAAAAAAACAAAATACCATAATCGTAGTAGAAAATAACCATAATGAGTGTAATTTAGATGTGGCTATTATGGTTATTAACAAAGGGAATCCGATTCTTCTATAAAGTTTTGATGAATTAGAGCTTCCGCCTAAAGCTCCTAATATTCCCCCCATAAAAGCTAATGGAGCATTTATTATATTTTTTATTTTACACATAAATTTATTCCAAGTTTAAAAAGCCAAATTATGATTTCAAACACTTTCCAAATTCCTAATATGACTAAGGTTATTATTGTAAAACCACAAAAAAGAATAACATCTACTATTTTATCTTCTAACTTATTTAAATAGTTTATCATTGTATTTATCCTCCGGTATTACCTCCCAATAAAATTTTTTAAATACTTGATCATTATAATTTAATTCTAATTCTTCTCCTAATAGTTGAGTAACCGTGCATTGTACTAAGGTATTGTTAAGTTTACATAACACTTTAGAATTAATTTGTATCATTTTGCTCCTTTTTGTAATTTCTTATTTCTCTCATAGCTTCTGGACTGTATATTACCCAGGTTTTAATATTTAGTTTTTTCTTTAACAGTGATTGATATTCTGAGAATTGGCTTCTATGTGTTTTATATTCTTCAGAATTATCTGTAGATATTTTTTTAAATGAAATATAATTTGTCCAGTAAACCTCATAACCTTTTTGTTTATAAGTAATAAAAGCATCCTCATGCTCACAAAGATGTAAATTATTATCCCACAAATTAAGAAGAGTGTTAGTCTTTGCTAAAAATATATTTCTTACTATATCACATTTTTTATAGATAATATTTTCATGTTCTATAAAAATAGTAGAAGTATCAAATAGTATTCCTTGCGTGGTTAATTCCATTAAAAATTCCCAGGGACATTTACTTCCTAATAAATTAAATCCTATAAGCCCTCGTCTTATATCTTGTTCTAAAAAATTTATAAATGATTGAAAGTTATATGGTTTAGTAAATTGAATACTGTCGGCAGACATTAATACATAAGGAATATTTAAATCTGAGGCTTTTTTAACTAAAAAATTTCGAGCATAGGATAAGCCACAATTAAATGGTAATAGAAAGTATTCTAAGGGAACTTTTGATTTAAAGGTTTCAATTTGTTTATCTTTATCTGTAGAGGGAAGTCCCTGGTCGGCAATAAGAAGAATGGAATCTTTTGGAAAGTTATCTACAATATTTTGTATGGTTTTATATAACAACTCATCTCTTATAAAAGTGGTAACAAGTATTGCTAAAGTTTGGTCATTCATTTTTTACACTTTTTTGTATTTCTGTCCAAGATTTTTTAAAGGTATCTTCTAAGTACTTTATTAATGGAAAAGGAACGTTCATTGTTTTACTTCCAACCGTCCATTTTTTCATTTTTGATGGCATGGAACCTAAATATACGAATATATTATTTTTTGATATTTTATCTGGTTCTATAATATAATCCATTTTTTTAAGCAGTTCTTTTAATTTATCAGACACACAAATACTCAGGTATAAATTAGAAGTTATTTCTGTAAAATCTCTATTTAAAACTACATTTAAACAGGTATTTTTTAAAAGACAAAAAGTAATATTTTCTTTTTCTAATATTTCTGTTAATTCTCTAAACAAATTAATAGAAGTAATATTGTTAATTGGTTCTTTTTTTACTACTTCGGTTTCTACAACAATTTCTTCTGGATTAATTACAGGTTCTTCTTTTTTTAATTGTGCGGCGATATTATTTTCTTTTTGCTCAAGTTCTTTTAATAAAGAAATATCCTCTTGAGGTTGGACTTTTAACTTATCAGATAGTCTCCAAATATCATTAAGACCATTTAAATTCCATTTCTTACAGAATCTTTCAATTCCGATATTTTTATTTTCGTTGTGTCTATAGTTTTTATAATTTTCTTCGTTTGCGTGTGATGAGTGGTTAATAGATACCTCTGGAACATAACAAACCCTCCACTTATTAAGTTGCTTTAATCGAAGCATATAGTCGGTATGCTCGACAAGTGGCAAATTATTATCCCATTGTATATCTTTAAAAATTTCTTTTTTAGCTAAGAAAAAATTAAGAACTATATCGCTATAATAATAAGCAATTTTTCTTTGTTTATAATTATATTCGGTTGTTAAATTTATAGTTTGGGGAACTGAAAAAATATCAATTTTAAGTATTTTTTGAATAGATGGCAGATACTCCAACCATCCTGCATAATGGTATCTATTTTCTATACATCCACCAGCTATTCCGTGGGATTCTTTTTCTTCTAATACATCTATGAATTTACTTAAATCAGTTTTGGGAGTAAAAATAAAGTCATCATCTATAATCATAATATAAGGTTCTGATTTTGTTTGTGATATGAGAAAATTTCGAGCATAGGATAAGCCACAATTAAATGGTAATTTAATAAATACATGACCTTTAGACTGTAACTCTTTATAAAACTCAAGCATAGATTCAGATATTACATCGCTTTGGTCTCCTACATAAATTCTAATCATCCCTTCTGGATAAACTTGCAAAGCAGATTTAATACATTCGGTTACTTTATTTTCTCTTATAAAAGTTGGGATAATAATAGCTATTTGCCGGTGATTATAGTCAGCACAAGGCCTACTGCCCCACCCCATAGTTTTTTTAGGTAAAGGTATTTTCCATTCTTCTGTATAATTTTCTGTTAAATATTGTTTAATATTTTTTGGAATATCAACCGTTCGGCCTTTGAATTCTATTTGTTTAAATTTATTCAAAGCTTCATGTGAAATTTTAATTCCTCGTTCCCAAGTAATCAATCCATTCATTGGATTTCTACTATAAATATTACATCTATAATAATCATCTTGCTTATCAAAAAAGATAATATCTAATTTAGGATACTTTGAATCTTTAAATCTAAATGTAATTTCTCCTCTCCAAATACAATTCACCATTATTTCATCTGGAAGAGATGTTTCTATAGCTTTTTTAACTTGCCATTTATATTCATAAAATACTCCAAAATCAGCATCTAAAGCGTGTTCATTATCTCTATAAGCTTTTAATGCCGAACCAAAACTAAGAAAAAATTGAATATTATTTTTATTGAGCCAATCCACCATTAATTGAAAAAGTTTTGTTTTTGCTTTTTCCATCCTTTCTGATTGTTCATAAGGATTATCTATATTTAATATTTTAGTTTTTTGTTGAACTATACAATTCTCATAGAACAATTCATACTTATTCAATAATATGTCTTTTGTATAATTATTTTTTTGCCATTCGGTTATTTTATTTTTATCTTGGGCTAATAACTCTGGAGAAATGAGATAATTTTCTATTGTTTTTTCTAATGATTGTAAATTGGTTTTTTTAAATGGATAATCTTCTCCAGAATAGTTGGTTAATGGTACAGCTCCATAACAACAGCTTTCTAAGCTTGTACCATGTATAGCATTTTCATTGATAACATCATCAATTATAATATCAACGTTTTGTTTTAATTTTAAATTTTCTTCATAGGGAACACTTTCTATAATTTTTAAATTAAACACATATTTTTGTTTTAGTCTATACAGAATTTCTAAGACCTCATAATATCCTTTGCTGTATATATGAGAAAGGGGTAATTTATTAGTAGGGGCATAAACAATAACCGGAACATCTTGCGTTGTATTTTCACAATAATCAGTTTTTACTAAAGGTAAATAAGTTTTACTAATATCCTCATATACTTTTTTTTGCCAAGGTTGGTCTGCTATAACAATTATAGGATTAAATTTTGCACATTTATCAATTAATGGTTGTAATTTTTCTCTATAAACAGAATATAGCTGCAGTATAATTATTTGATTTGGATTTATATATTCTTCCAAATTTTCTGGAAAAAGAGAATTGTGAATATGTAAAATGCCAGCTTCTTTAATTAATTTAATACATTCTTCTTTATTCTCGTTCCATAATAAATCGTAAGGAAAACAACGAGCGGGAATTCCTTCTATTTCTGAATATTTGCAAGTTCCTTGTATAAGACGGCAATCTACCTTGGAAGAGTTCTTTAATAAATTATATAATTCCCAAGGAGAGCAGGATACTGGATTGGGTGACAGTTGGACAATTTTAATCATTTTTTGAGAACACCACAATTAAAAAATTGGTTAAATTAAATTCGACTATTTTGAAATTTAAATCGTTTAACATTAATTCAATCATTTGTTGCGTGACAAAGTGATGTCGCATTGAAGGTGGAAATATTTTATGTTGATTGAATCTCCAGCTCTCATTTTTAAATAAATTAAAATGATGTACATAGTTGTAGAAAGAAATAATGCCAATTCCTGAAGGTTTTAAAATTCTATGAATATGTTTTAAATAAGGATAAGTTTGCATTGATGAGAAGTGAACAAAAACATCATGTGAATAAACAAAATCAATACTTAAATTTGAAAAATCATTAAAATCAAAGCCATTATTAGTTTGCCATTGTATGTTGTTTTCTGGTGTTTCTTTCCTGGCTTTATTTATCATTTCTGGGGAAATATCCGTGGCTATAATCTGTTTAAATAGAGGACTTGCTATTTCCGTAATTCTTCCCCCACCACATCCAATTTCCAGTGCGATTTTATCTATTGATGAATATTTTTTTAGTAAAGAAATAAAAATATTTTCACCTTTCCAATTGTTACCCAAGTGTTTATATTTTTTATTTTCAGGATTAGATTCGAAATCTTTAACATAATCATCCCAAAAAGATTGATTATTGTCCATTATTTTTCTCCAAAAATAATAATATGCCGGTGTTCACAGTAAACATCGTTTTTTGTTATTATCATTTTATGAGCTGTTTTAACTATTTCAGGAGCGTTTACATGTAAATTATAAATAGTATTTTGTTTATCTTTAGGTAACCTACTGTTAGCCAACCATTCTTTGGTGCTGGATTTTTCTTTTGATTGATAATAATAGGAAGATTTTATATTTTTAAAATTAGATTGTTTTAAATATTCTTGTAAAATTCTTGAAGAGAAAGTATGCCTTTGTTCTTTAAAACTGCGAGCATAGCTCCACCATTTAATTACTTCAGGATTATCTGATGGTGGAATGCTTTCCGCTATTATTATTCTTCCGCTGGGTTTTAAAAGATTATAACAATTTTTAAGTCCAAGAAGAACATCTGAAACATGATGAAATACCATTCTGGCGGTTATTAAATCAAAGGTATTATTTTTAAAAATAGGAGAAAGAATATCATTGCAAATTTTTGACATCCCATCCCATTCATTATAAGACATCATATCCACAGAAATATCCATTCCTACCACATGGTAACAATGGGATTTTAAAGTTTTAGCTATTTTCCCAGAACCTGTTCCAACATCTAAAACTAAATCAGATTTTTTAGGTTTACAGACCGAGATTATTTTATCTAAATAATCATCATCTTTAACCCATTTGAGTTGATTATATTTTTCAGACCGAGTTTTCCAAAAATTTTCTTGCGTCATTTTAAGTTTTCTCCAAAAATTACTTTATAGGTTTTTTTTATTCCATCTACAGTTAAACCAGCAAATAAAAAAGCAATAAATAAAGGAACTATAATAAAATAAAGAATAAAAAATAAAATAATAATTTTAAACATTTTTATTTGACCTCAACCATTTTTGATACTCTTTATTTATTTTTTCCCAAGTTACGGGATAATAATTCCATTGCTCTACGCTTACATTACAACAGTGTACCACTCTTCCATTTTTTTCAAAAGACTTGAACATCCATTTTTCGTGGACGTGCCCGGTAATATGAAAATTATAATTCCAGTCAATATGTAAAGGGTTGTGTACCAGACAGATGTCTCTACCACCATGATTAATAATAATTTTTTTAATTGGTGTTTTTAATGTGTTGTTCCGGTCATGGTTGCCACCGCACCAGACAATATTTTTACAATTTATTAATTTTTTATAATCTATAGCTTTATAAGGTTCCCCTTCTCCACGTCCACTCCCAGATTTAAAAATAAAATCTCCTAAGAAAAATAGCAGATCATCTTCTTTAACTCTTTCATTACAACGATTTATGATAGTAGAATTCATGGTTTCTACATCAGAAAAAGGTCTATTACAATATTTAATTATATTTTTATGATTAATGTGAAAATCGGACGAAAAAAATATGTTCATTTATTCGGTAGATTATAAATCGTTTTTAAATCCGAGGATAATTTCAATATTCCAATCATTCTCTTTTTAAAAATTTCAAAGATAATATTTTTACAAGTTGAACAAATCTCGTATTCTGAAGTATTATATTTTCCTTTAGAATTGGAAAAAGAATCATTATTATCACCCATAAATTCTGAAATATTCAAAGAAATAACCTCTTCACGAATAGGACAACCACAGAGATCACAATAGGTTACAATCATAGGTTTATTGGTTTTTGTCAAATAGTTCTTTTAAAAAATCAGGAACATCCGTATTTTGACAATCAATGCACAACCCCTTGAATAATACTGTATCTTTATTGCAAAGCCTACACTTTCCAAATTCGTATTCTGAGCTTGAATTCTGGCCGTCCATAGATAACCTCGTTCGATTAAAGATTATTCATCCTGAGCCGTCGTAGCTCGATTTTTTAACCCTTATTGTAAGTCCTTATTATTCAATAGGTTATGATATTTAAAAAATATGTTATAAATCCTTGAAAATAAATGAGTTATATCAAAAATCCGTATTTGTTTCTTCAGCAATTATTTCCTCTACAACTTCTGGTTTTCTAATTATGTTTGGACAGTGAATAATAATGATTTGTTTATATTGTTTACATTTTTGAGTACATTTTTTACAAAGGTTGTTGACATCGCTAAAACCACTCTCTATATCTTTTGGTGGATTACTTTCTGAGTCTGGCTCAGTGATTAAATCTATTTCTTGCTTAATCTCAGGTTCTTTTTTCGGTCTTCCTCGTGGCATTTTAGTTCTCCGTAGTCTTACCAAATTATTTTATTATTTTTGATTGTGGTTGTTGTGGAATTGTAAAAAAAGCACCAAGTCCTTTGAGTGAAAATTCGGTAATACGAGTTCCGTTAGGAGTTGATAATTTTGTTACTGCTTGTCCTCCTAAACTAAAACTAAGTGATATGTGCAGAGTGGCTTCTACAGTTTTATTTGATTCGTTGTATTCTAAATCGTGTATTACTCCTAAAGGCAAAGAAACTTGTGTATTAGGAACAACATAAGAAACTCCCAGGAGACTGCTATTAACCTTAAACTTTGCCACCATATCTTTAAGAGCGTCTTCCGAAAAAGAAATTCCGTTAAAAAGTTTATCTGCGGAGGCTATAGGAATTTTTAAGATGAACATTAATCCTCCTTTTTAAGAGACTTGCAAAGTTTTTGGTATTCTTTTAGGTAAAAAAGTAAATCGTCATCTTGAATATAATAAAAATCAGTATGAGTTTCCAATCTATAAGTTATAGCATTAATCAATAGTTGTATAAAATTAAGCTCTGGATTTTCTTTCCATACTTCATTTAACTTGTTTATAAGCTTTTGATTATATTTTTTCATAGTATTTTATTAATTAGTATTTCAACTTTCAGCTATAGCGGTTTGTAATTGTTGCCTAAAAGGAATTCCATTTTCTACTATTTTATATTTCTTAATTAGTTGTTTAAACTGTATTTTTTTAATGCATTTGTTACACACATACCCAGTTACTTTATTATTTTCTCTTAGAGCAAATGGAAGTTTATCGGTTCTTGCTTTTGTTAATCTCCCGCAATAGGAACAAATAATTTTAAACATCAACCCTCCTTTATTTCTAATATTTTGTATTTATCTGATACGATTCCAAACAATCCTTCTTCTTTTATTAAATATCGAACCATTTTATATAGGGTATCCACCTTTCCAGTTAAATCTTCTGGATGACAGATATTTTTTATTGTAAATTCCACAACTACTTTTGCTTGCATATAATCTCCCGTATTAGAAAGAATTTTTTACATCAAAACTACCAATGTTTATACTGATTACTTGTCCTTTTTCATTAACAACTTTTTCCATAACAACAGCATTGCCCAACTTTTTTTCAATATTCGCCAAGCGTTGATTAATTTTCTTATTTTCTTTATCTTGATAACTCTCTCCAACAGGTATTACAATATTTATTCCTACCTCAGAACATACTCTTCTATTCGTATTATAAACACCATAAATTCCTACTTCCAACCTTTTTTGCTTAATAAATTTTATTTCGGTTCTCAAATTATACTGAGTTTTCTCCAACCGGCTTATTCTATTATCCACATTATTTATCTTATCATTTAACTGATTATCTGCACTCACCCGATTGTTAGTTTCTACATTAATGTTGTTCTGTAATTGATTATCTCCGATTATTCTATTTTGAGTTTCTATTGATATTTTATCATTTAATATTCCATCTCGTGTTTTACTATTAGTATCAATGGTATTTATGTTTTCTTGCAAATGTAAATCAGCATTAACTCTATTATTAATTTCATCAATAACAGAATTAGCTATAAAAGTATCATTGGCTATTCGTTGAGAGGCTTCGGTATCTAAATTATTTTCAACATTGGTTATCTTTCCATTGATTTCTAAGTGTTCATCATAATTTAAATCAGAAATATAGTCAACATAATCCGCTAAATTTTGTGTTTTAGTATAGAGAGCTTTATCTCCATTGATTCTATTAATAACTTCGGAAGATAAACCATAGTTTAAATTATCAATACTTTCAGCTTGTCCCTGAGCGGATAATCTATTATACTCAGAAGTTAAAACATAAACATCTTGCGTTGCGCTTGGATCTCCCGCTAATCCCGCTATTGTAATTTTAGTTAATTTTTCATCAGGAAGCTTTTGATTATAAATATCGGAATAATATCCATCATAATTTGGGTTATAATCATAAGCAACGGAATATCCTTCGTACGCCAATAAATTTTTAAAGCTATTTTCTGGGATGTAGTCATTTGCCCCTAATTTTCCAAAAGTAGAAATAGAAGTATTATCACCTAAAGAATTAATTATCAATATATCATCCCACTTTTCATAAACATCATTTCCATAATTGAAATTCCCTGCAAAAATAACTTCTGAAAAACTAAATATCATAATTAAAAGTATTAGTATTATCTTTTTCATGGCTTACTCCTCTCGCAACGTTTTATTCTTTATATTTTTTATTAATTTGTTTAGGTTTGTAGGTGTTATTCCTAACCGCTTTTCTATTTCTGATTTTTTTAAGTTTGGATTCTTTATTTTTAACTGGATATATTTTTCTTCTTCATCTGTTAGAGGTTCAAAGAAATCAAGAATTTCTATCGCCGATTCTTCTGATTTTCCTAAAATATTAATTCCACCACAATCATCTTCATTAAATAACTTATCTTCTCTAATAGTATCTAAATCTTTAATAAAATTATTTTCTCGAAGAAAAGAAGGTCGCCATTTTTTTAATGTTCCAAATAAGTAATTATCAAAAGGAGATTTAGTATTATAATTTTTTAATAAAAGCAATACTTGTAAATATAGTTCTTGCTGAATATCTTCTATTTCTATTCCTCTAACATCTTTTAACTTAAAAGTTTTAACCTTATTTTTAAATTCTCTTTTCTTTGTGTTAATATTAATATCATTAGTAGAAAACTTGGATTTAACAAATCTTTGGGAATAATATACAAAATTTGCTTTTTTTCTTAATGGTTCTTCTAATTCTTTAAAAATATCGTTTAGTACTTTATCGGACTTTGTTTTTTTGTATTCTTTTGCCAAACTTGTCAGTTTTGTTTCCATTCACGCCTCCACCGTAGATGTGCTTTAACTTTATCTATTCTCTACTATAAGTATAGCATACATTATTATTCCTGAACCGAAGTTGCCCCATTTTCTCTAACTAATTTTATAATATTAACTCCTTCTAATTCTGGGGGATTTTGTTTGACTAAGAAGTACTGATAGGGAAGAGTTTTTAATATCTCCACAAGCTTAATAAAATTGGTATTATGGAGCGTATCTAACGCCTCGTCAGAGGTAATGAAACCGGAGTGAATACCTTGAGTCATTAAAACCCCACTTTTGAAAATAATATTCAACACCGCTTGCTGTCCAGAACTTAATTCGTCATAACTATACTCTTCTTCCCCATCTTTAATAGTAAGAAAGGATTTATCCGTTGTAAATTTTATAGACATATTGATAATAGAAATCATTCCATTTATTACAATCTCCAGATTCTGTAAAAATTCTGCAACATAAAAAGCCGCAAAATTATCCAATAATTTAATTGATTCTTTGTATTCAAATAAATCTACCCCCGTAAACTTATACTCAGAAAATTTGAATGACTCTGATAATTTCATAATAAAAGATTCCACTCTTTTTATTTTATTCTGTACAAGCGTATTAGATTTAATTTGGTCAGAAAGAGAAGATTCTTCTTCTATCAAATGTTCTTTCAATATCATTAACTCATTAGGAATATCTTTTAACTGGTTCTCTAATTCTTGATTTGAAGCGAATAAAGAATTAATTGTATCATTAAGAGAAGTAATTAAAGAATTATATTTTTCTATTTCAGCAATCTTTTTTGTATTCAGTTGAGCAGACTCGTTGATAAGTTCTTCTTGATTGGTGTTTTTATTGGTAATGTTTTTAACTTCTAATCTAAACCGGCTTATTTCATTGTTATGCGATTGTATCTGGGATTTTAATGTATTTAATTCTTTTTCTATTTCTGATAGTTTTGTATTAATGTCTAATAAATTAGACTCGTGTCCATTTTTTTGAACAGTATAATCTTCAATCAATTTTTGTTGGTCTGCAATATAAATGGATTTATTATCTTCTGTAATTAAAGAGCCGCATTTATTACATTTTTGTCCGCTTACAGCTTTAGTAATAGTTTTTATTTCTATTTCACAATCGGCAATTTTACTATGCGAATCTTTTATCTTTAATTCTAAGTCAGATTGAGAATATCTTAATTTCTCAAAAATGTTATATTTAACATCATACTCGGATTGGATTTCTACAATCAACTCTTCAAAATTTGATATATCCGATTCTATTGATTCTATTTGTTCCGTATAATTTATTTTTTCTGGAAGAGTAAGAGTAATATTATTTATATCTTCTATCTTTGTTTTATAATTATCAATAGCGGTTTTATTTTTTATAACAGAGTCCTCATTTGATTTAATTTGAGAGTTTAATTGCTTTTCAACCAATTCTTTTTTAGCTATATCAGTTTTAATGTTTTGAATGAGCAATTGTTGATTGTGAGTTATTTGTTCTAAGTTAGATTGATTCTGTTTTAATTTGGTTAAAGATTCTTTTAATACTTGTAACCTTTTTTCTGATAAATAAAAACAATAAGGTCGTTTGGTTATAGAATATTGTTCTCTATGGTTTAATTCGTCTAAAAGTTGCTGTCTTGCATTAACAAATAAATCGTCTACAAACCCCATTAAAACCTTACGAATAGAAACTGGCCCCATAGCCAATAAATCTGTTTCTTTATCCTTTCCCATGTTGCGGAATTGTTTAATAAATTGTTTATCTCCATAGAGTTTATCAACCTCCGGCTGTTTTAGTGTTGGTGTATTAGCTTTAAAATCTTCACCATCAATTTTAATGGATAAATCAGAAGGAATAGACCTGGTAATATCATACAAATGTCCATTTTCTTCTGCTTGTATGGTAACTTCTGCGGATTTAGTTCCTTTATGCAGTATTTGTTTTTGAGTGATTTTATAAACATCACCCGTTAAACAAAAGAGCAAACTTTGGACTAAGGTTGACTTCCCCGAACTATTTGCCGGACAATCACTTACATCTTTATTGATTCCGTCTATTAAGTTAATTTGACTAAAATTAAACTTGCAGTTTTTTAATAAACGAAAATTTTTTACGCTTAAAGTTTTTATCATGGTTTTAAATTATTTTATCCGCAACTCCTTTAATTACGGCGTCTTGAGCAAACAACCATAATTCTCCATTTTTCATAGTTTCGATGTCTTTGTCTGTCAATCTAGTTTTTTGTTTAATTATAATATCCATTCTTTCTTCTAATTTATCAAAAAATACAGCTCGGCACTTCATTTTTTGCGAATAATCTTGCGTAGAAAAAAATCCCTCATGGAACATAATTACGGAGTTTTTTGAAATACTACGAGTCTTTCCACAAATAGAAATTATACCAGCCATACTACAAGCTTCTCCCATAACTATAGTATTTACAGGACTTTTTATCATATCCATCAAATCAATCAAAGCTAATCCCGCCATAATTTCTCCCCCGGGAGAATTAATAAACATATTTATAGGAGCTACATTACGTTGATCTAAAGCAATAATAGTAGCCATTAAATCAGAAATAACATCTGAGTCTATCTCTTCTGTAAGAAATACCGTTCTTGTTCTTAATAATGTAGCTTCAATAGGTGTAAGTCTGGCTTCTTCATCCCATTCTTCTACTTGCTTTTTAGCTTTTGACTTCATTATTTTCTCCAGAAGTTGTTATTGCCCGGTTAATAATATTAGCTATCCTATTATCCACTTTATTTTTTACACAAAAATCTTTAAATGATTGTTCGAGAGTAATAGATTCTTTCTTTTCTTCATTAGCAATATAATCTTTTTTGGTAAGGTCAAATTCTACCTTAAACATGGTAAAATAATTTTTTACTTTTTGCTCAAAAGGAATAAAATTCTTATATGAATCCAAATCTTTAAAAATATATCTTGTTTTTGTGAGTGGATTCTCTTTCTTCCAATCTGGAAATGTAACTCCGGCTACGAAAGTTAATGTTTTCATAGGATAAGGAGAAGATAATGGTATAAATTCTAACTTCTGATTTTTTGTTCCATAATTAATGATAATAGCAATCTTTTTTTTCTCTCCAGACTCGTCGAAGTTTACACTGCGGCATGACCCCAATTGATAAACTCGATTAGGCTCAAGCTCTTCAAAAGTATGTTGATGACCCAATAGTGCTAATTTACTTCTATCCATTAACCCTTTTTTAGTAATAGAAGAATGAAATCCTTTTAATGCCTCTGCACAAATGTAGTGTCCCAATAATAAATTCCCATCAGTCCAATCTGTAGGATATAATTCTATTTTATTATGTAATATAGAAAAGTGATTTAGTATATGATTATTTTCGCTCACAGACTCATGGCTTGAAGCTACAATCATCTTCATTGGTACTGGTAAGCTTTGTAAAAAATTGGCGAAGAAGTCTAACTCCAAATTAGAGGGCTTAATTACGTGGAACGAGTCTCCAATATTACAAACCTCATTAATTGAGAACTCTTTAATTAAGCAAAGTAATTCATCTGCAATAAGTTGGCACTCTTGCAAATCTTTTTCTTTAATATGCCAATCTGTAAAAATAAATTTGTTCATTATAGCTCCATAAAAGATAAAATATGTTTTATTACATCAACACAAAATCCATTACCTACCATTTTATATCGTTGAGAATCGCTTATTGGTTTAATTGTTCCATTAAAACTTCCTTTAGAAGTATAATTATCTGGAACCGTTTGCAGTCTTTCACATTCCAACGGAATTAATCGACGATAATATAATTCATCCAACGCTATTTTTGGTTGTCTATGACCTCCAGTCATGGTGGTAAGAGTCGGACTCTTACCACTAATATCATAAACTCGTTTAATTTGGTCATTTCCAGAAATATTTGCCTCGCCTACTTGAATACATCTATTGGGATTAATCAAATATTTAGTTCCTGGATTTTGCGCACATAAAGTTGGATACTTACTATAGTACCGAGTTTTTGATTTAATGTATCCATGTGGTAAGGTTTTTATTGGAATCAAAGTTGTACCACTATCTAAAGACAATTGTCCACTATTATTTTTAGTATTTAAAGTTCCTGTTTTCTCAGGCATAATTTTTGGAACATTGTAATTATGTCTTTTTATTCTTTCTAATGCTGTTTTTGATAAAATATATTTTTCAAAAATTATTTGCCTTCTTTTCTTGCGAAAATTATTTTCGCAAGAAGTACCTTTAGCATAATTAGCATCAATACAGTAAGATTTATCCTTTTCTGTAATTCCGCTTTCAATAATATCTTTTAAATAAATATGTTTATCTTCTGGTTGTTTAATATTTGTAATATTTGTCCAAAAATTTCTTTCTCTATTCTGAGCAGAAACTAATGTCGCGTTTATAAGTATCGGCTCTATACCTACTAATTCTGAAATTTGATCTTTCCATTCTTTTTTCATTTTAACATTTTCAAGTACAAAATATTTAGGTTTAATTTCCTTTAATAATCGTAGCCATTCAAAAAATAATTTACTTTGTTTATCTTCAAAATTCAATCCTTTACCGGCGTTTGAAAATCCAACGCAAGGACTGCCTCCAATCAACAAATCAATATCCCTATAATCTTCTCCTTTTAATTTAGTAATATCTCCAATTTGAATAGTATTAGGATAGTTATATTGAGTAACTGCTATAGCATATTTATCAATTTCAGACGCATAATAAGTATAATCTTTTATTCCTAATTTATTTATAGCTATTTGAGCGCATGACATCCCATCAAATAAAGAAAAAATTCTCATATTATCCTCTCACATCAATTATAAGTTTACCTAATTCTTTTATTACTTTTTCTAATATTTTCACTTAATTCTATAAATCTACAATTACTCAACTCATAATTTCCGTCATTATTAATGCGATCAATACTGGGTTTTTTCATTAAATAAGCTTTGTCTCTAAACCATAAATATTCAAAATCTGCGGATGTCATCAAGAACTTAATTCCTCTACCACCATATCTATGATAGCGTTTATTTTTGGGATTGTTACACCGTTGTTTTGCCGGATAACAACTTTTTATCCACGGGTATTTATTTCTCCAATTAATTATTTCTATTTGAATTTGTTTATAGTTTTGTTTTCTATAGTTTTTTTGCTTTTCTTTTAAAATTTTTTTATTATTTTTTCTCCACTGTTTATCATAAACTTTTTTTTTCTCTTTATTTATTTTGCCCCATTTTTTTCCATATTCTAATTGTTTTTGTCTATCTTTATATGGCATATTATATTGTAATATTTAATACAACCGTAGAAAATACATAATTACAATTTTTACATTTAATAATTCCATATTGTACCATAAACTTAGTTTCTTTAGTATCTTTACTCAAAGAAATAGTAGGTTCTATAACTGGAGAATGATAACCTAATCTGCATAACAATTTTTTAATCATTATCAAATCACTCTTTCTCGTAGTCCCACTCCCATCCAACTCTTCCCATTGCACATCTTTTATTATCCAACACCAATATATGTAAACATAGCCGGTCTATTTATTTCTGTTTTTAATTTTTTACATTTATTCGGATTATCACAATAGCCACCAATCTGTTCTTTACATTTTTGACAGATGGTGGAATATGTTCTCTTTGTAATTGATTGCTTAGATTTTATTTTCATCATTCTTTTTGCTCCGTTCATTTAATCATCCTTTCATTATAAGTATAGCATAAGATATTATTTCTCTTTGGCAAACTTAATTGCTTTGGCTCTTTTTCTTGTTTTTTGCTGTAACCCATTTAATTTCAATAAGTTAACTACTATTTGTAACTATAATAGTTTCAACCATTTATGATTCTTGCCTCTACGAAGCCCTCAGAGGCATTATTTTTACTAATCCGTAGTTTGACCCAAGCGCAGGTCTACAGCATAAAGAAAGGTCATAGCCCTATCCTTATTAACCCCCCAAATTAGCTGTACCGGCTCTGAATGTTTTGCCATGCTTTCCGATAATGAATCTTCACCACTTACAGACCCACCTCGAAATACCCGAATACCATCAACGTCTGTAATTCCAAAGTGATGCCAATGTCCATAAACAATAGCATCAAGTTTATGTTTTCTTGCCCATTCATTAAATTTTACTCGCCCTGAAGGAGTATCAGAATTTTCAGGAGCAATATGCCGAATCATATATTTTTTAGTTTTTATGTTTACTATCATGTGATCAGTTTCGGCATATTTAATAGTTAAGTTTTTATTCTTCAATATTGTTTTTGCCCAAAACTCCAACACCAAGTAAATCATTAAATCCCAGTTGGCGGATGGATTTGCGTCTTTAGCAAGACGACCGTGATTCCCTTTCACGCCAAAAAAGCTAACAGGAAGCCCTCGTTTTAATAATGCTAAAATCAATCCAATTATAGCATCAACCACTATCATCACCTGTCTCGGCGGAGCCATTTCTTGTTCATAAACTTGAGTTTCATAAATATCCTCACCATTAGCCTGGTCTCCTGTAGATAAAATAACAACATCTGTAATAGGAGTAGACTGTCTTATGTTCTTATCCAATATTTTAAGAATTTGACCACACAAAACATTTATCCTATGCTTAAAAACTTCTTCATTGTAAAGAATATTTCCATCTGGGTCTTTAGTTACCTTTCCCGCATGTAAATCTGATAATTGAATAACGCAAGTATCTCCACTCCGAGTAATTGCATTTGGAATAGCGTTGTAAGGCTTTACTTTCTTTATTTCAGATTTTAAAGATTCTACAATAAGATTGGGAATATTACTATCTAACTTTTTTTCTACTATAACTTTTTTTCGTGAAGCAATTAATTTATCATAACAATCTCTGCATCGAACGTTTGCTCGACCCACGGTATTACCACAACCCTTTTCTATACAAATGTGCATAAATAACCTCCTTTTATTTTAATTCAGAAACATTAATATCATATATCTCCAACAACCAATTCCTGATTAAATCAGATTGTTCATATTTTTTTTGTTCTTTAAATTTAAAATAATTCACTATTTGTTTTTTAATAAAATCCTCGTGTTTTAATTTCTCTATTTCTAAGCAACTCCTTTCCTCTTCGCATAATAATCCAAATATTTTATAACTAATTTCTTCTATTAATAAATGTTTAAACCACAACAATTTTGGAATATCTAAAGATAATTTTGATTCCTCCAATACCTTTAGAAAAATACTATTTATTGTGGTTTTAATTTCATTGGGAGTTCTAATTAAATCTGGCATTAGAAACCTCATTATTAAATTTCTGCTTTTCTTTTTTTCTATTATATATCTTTTTGCTCTTTTTAACTTTTGTAACCGGCGATATAGTCCACTTTCTCCAAAGTTTTAAATATGCTTCAAACTTATTTAGTTTCTTTTTCTTTACCATTTTTTTACTCCACATCGCCATTTTCGAGAATTTTAAAATTTTCGTACTCATCAATTTTTCCATTATAAGATAATAATACATCTGTTAATATATCTGCATCAATATCTAACCTTCTTTTTAATTCAAATCCACATCGGATTAAAGCTCCTGTGATGTCATTCCATAATTGGTAATTCGGAGACTTTCCCAAGAAATTATTAACGAACATTTTTATCTGAATAAAATCGTCTTGAGTAAATTCTCCATCAATATTATTATGCTTGCAATAATAAAAGATTTGATAATTAAGCTCACCAGCAGTTAAAGCTCTTTCTCCTCTTTGCAACGCTTCTCTACGCCCATCTCCAGATTTAATATATGGGATATTATTCCTCCTTGTTTATAAGAGATGGAGGATATAATGTATGCTCCATCTTTCTTATTTTATTGATTATTACTTTAAAATATCTCAATGCAATATGTTTTTTATTTACTAAAAAAGGAATAACGCAGAGCATTAAATAAAATAAATCTTTTCCTTGATTTAACCTCCAAACATAGAAAAGCCTCCCCTTTTGAGTTTTTTGAATAGTAACATTTCCTCCAAAATTTTTCTTTATCCAATATATTGTTTTTTTATCGCACATTCCAATTATTAATCTAATGGTTCCCCACTTTTCTATTTTAAAATATCCTTCTCCATCAATTAATCCTGCTAAATATGCTAATTTATTGCTCCACAATATAGGCTTATGGTGATATTTATTAATAAAGCAGTTTAAACTAGATTTGTTATAGGTTTTTAAAGTATTAAATATTCCCGCAAAATATTTGCGTTTTTTCATATAATAATGATATTCTTTTATCTTTCTTTTAGTAAAAGACATCGATCCCCTCACTTTCCTAAATTAAGTTCAACAGTACATTTTTTACAATTAGGACAATACCATTCGTAAAGCTTATCGTTAATATTTACAATAGCTCTCCATTCAAAATCGCATTTATAACATCTTAGAGCGGTATCCTCTGGAGCTTTTGGCTTTAATTTTTTAGATTTCATAGAATCCTCCTTATTATTATACTCCAATCCAAATGGTTTATCACTTAAAACTTCCAGCGATAATATACAATTATTCTTTTTTCTGAATCGTATCCACACCCAACTCCTAATCCAATCCCAGAATTATCGGTAATTTGATAAGAAGTGGCTAATGGATAAATTCCTCGGTTTGTAAGAAAAGAATCTAAGTTCCATTTAAAGTATTTAAACCAACTAATTCCAACCCCACCCTCAAATCCAGAAGATTCTCCACCAACGCTTCCTCCGATAATTCCCACAGGTTTTAGCTGAAACCCGTAGGGGCGAAGAGCTTGCCTCAATCCATCAACATCTTTAACTCTTATAGTTTTTAATACCTTTCCATCTTTATCTACAACCTTAGCAGTTCCCTCTTTTTCTATTTTTAAAAAATGTTCGTTTAGTTTTATTTTTGCCTCCTTTCCTCTCATATCAAATAATACTTCTTTTCCAATTTTTCCTTGATACCAACCAAATCCATAAATAACTCCAACAATAACTCCTACAATGCAGATTTTCCTCAGATTAAAAATAGAGCTAACGTCTTTTGCCCAATCAACAGCAGAACCAAGATTAAATATACCGCTCAAAAACTTAGATAAACTAAACTTTTCAGAAACCGTTTCTTTAGCAGAATTTATTATTTTTTGTCTAATCTTAATGAATAAATAACCTCCTATTATTCCTCCCACCACCATCAGTATATCTTTTAAAATTTCATTCATTTATCCTCCTATTCTCCAAAGTTTGGAATATCGCTTAATTTTATTGGGTTTGTAAATTTTTTAGTGCATTTAATTCCCGCCATTTTATTAGTTTTCAAAATAATACAATTGATTATCAATCGGATCTCCATTCTTATCATTAAGAAAACTGTATAATAAACACCAAACTGTTTCTTCTTCAAATGAAAATCTAATAGCAGTAATCACATTTGTATAGTCTTCATTATGCTTAATTACTTTTTTTACTCTGACCAAAACTAATTTATATCTATCGAATATTAAAGCTTTTATTCCCCTATAATTATATAAATCCGTGTATGAAGCAAAAGTATGAATCTGTTCCAAAAGCTCGGAATCGGTTTTCCAATCTTTATTTTTTAGCATCGGCTTGAAAGATAATAGAGAATTCATGTTTAATAAATACTAATGTTATTGTTCTTTTCAAATAAATCGAATCTTTAGTATAAACTTTTCTTTTATAATATTCTATTGCAAATAGAGTTGTTTTCTCGTGGTTATCATCACACTTAAAAAAAATAGGCATAGTAACCTCTCATTTGTAGAATATCAAGAAATTGGCTAAAAGAAGTAATCCTCCTATTATTTTTGATTTTAAATCGTTTGCACAAAAAGTTAAACCCCCATAACCAATAAGCATTAAAATAAAAAATAAGTTATACATTTTATTTATCCTCAATTGTGTAGTGTTTTGGGTTTTTATCTTTATATTTTTCTTTTAATCTTTTAACGTGTTCTGTCATAGTATCTATGGTTTTTCTATACTCCGCAGGATACAATCTATCATCTTTTAACAAACCAGCTTCTTTAGCGTCTATAATAATAGCTATACACGCCAAAGCATGTGCTAAATGTGGTAATCCTGAATCTGGAGCGTTTTCTTCTCCCTCAAACCAAGCTTGCATGTGCCTCATTAAAGCATCATAATATATCGAAGCCCGTACCCCCGCGAATCTCCAATTAGTCCTTCCATACTTGAGCATCCCCTCCAAAAGTCCCAAAGTTCCATAAATTATAGCAGTATTTGGAAATAAATGCATCGGCATTTTATCACTACCAACTATGTCTTTAGGATTCGTGGATTTTAGGTTATTATCCATCTAATTGGCCTTTCTCTTTAAATTATATTTTTTATCAACAAAAGTTAAAAATTCATTATCAGTTTTAAATACTTCTCCTTTGGAAATACATAGCCATTGTAATAAACTTTTTGGTAAATCTTTTTTTGCAATATCAGTAATAAGATATAATGATTTATTTCTATATGCGGACAGTCCAGCCTCAAAAAAACTCCCGCAGGGCAAGTCGCCTTTGTGATAACTAAATATAATAAAATTAGATAATCGTACATATTCACAATCTCCCGGAATATAAATTGGCCCAAACTTCTCATTATACAACCAAACTCCATTCCATATTTTATTAGAACTTTCTCCGAATAACTCCCAATTACCGGAAGAAACCCACCCGTTCATCTTCTCTTTCATCTCTTTAGTTGGTATTCCGGTTTTAACTGTCTCCAATAAAACAGGATTAATAGGATATACCCCTCTTAATAATAACTCATTATACAAATATAATCGCTGACCACCCCCATCGTCATTTAAGGCTGTCTTTTCCATACTACCTATCAAATAAGTAATAAGTTTAAACTTCTTAAATAATTCTTCAAATCCATCAAAAGTATTAGTCATATTATCTCCTACTTTTTTCCTCTTTTTTTACCGCGAAAGAATTTATTTGTCCACCCAGATCCACGGAGCGAAAATGAACAAGGTTGTATTATTCTTTTTATGTTACCATCACAAACTTCTTTTAGTCCAGAATGACCTTCGGTAGCGTCTGAATGTTTGGTTAGTGTTTTGTCATTTATTCCCTGCAAAACATCAAATTCTTTTTTACATTTATCACAAGAATAAACATAAACTGGACTCATAAAACCTTCCTTCCTGTAATTTTACAATACATTTTAATCAATTCAATTAACTGGTCTTCTCGCAGAATTATTACCTCTTGGTGTAAATAATCGTGAATAGAATAAAATCCGGATTCTTTATCATATTCTGTCCTATATAAATCAAATTGTTCTTCCATTTTATTGTTGGTTTAATGAATCTAATTGTTCTTTACAAGATTCTACCGTTTCTAAAAAAGTTTCTATTTCTTTTTTACAAATTATAGAACTTTCTTGTTTAATTATGGAGTCTTTAATAATATTTAATAATTCTGAAATAGAATATTTGCGAGCTTCCACATCTAAATAAATTTCTTCTCCATATAAATCTGAAACACGTTGTATTTCTTTTCTGATTAATGCTCTAAATTTAGACATCGCTCTTTCTTCTAACTTTTGCTGTAAAGTTTCTATCATTTTATTCCTCCTTTTAAATGAAACGATTTTAATATAAACTTCTTTACCGTTTTGTTTTTAATATTACATCTCTTATATATCTCCATAATAACCAAAAAAGAACTTACCAATCCAAAACAATAAAGAATAGAAAATAACCATAAATGTTGTATCAAAGAATAGATAAATACAATAAATTTACTAAATACAGAAATTATAAATGTTCTTTTTGATAAGCTTGAAAATTTATTAGTATTCCTAATCTTTTTCCATTGAGGAAATAATTTAAGCTCATCTAAAATTCCTACACCCAAGATTATGATAAATAAAAAAGTTTGCATCATTCTAAAAATAGTTTAGTTAAAAGTTTATCAAACCATAATTTAATTTTTTCTCTCCAGGACTTATGAAATATCCTATCATAATTCTTATCATAAAAAGAGCCAGTCATAAATACTGAAAAGGTTTTTTTAAGATATTTCATTTCTTTTTCCTCTTATACTTCTTTTTTGATATTTTAATGCCTTTAAACTTAGCTAACGCATCTAATTTTTTATCAAACTTAATAGCGAAAAAACCACCTAATACCATACCAATAATATACGTCCAGCGGAGCCACCATTGTTCCATACTATTCCAGGACAAATCAAATACTACAAACCATAAAAAAGTATTCCATCCTATCATCATACAAGTCGGAATTTCGGAGTTTTTTTGGAGAAACTTGGTTTCTAATTGCAAACCAAAACTTTCTATTAAACCTAATCCAAAAGCAAAGATGTATTTTAGAATAAAGATCATTGTTGTTCCTTATTTGTAACAAGTTTTAATCTTGGTATAATTATTTCATCTATATATTTTTGGGATATTTCTATTCCTACTACTTTACGATTTAATTCTAATCCTACTTTTAATGTAGTTCCACTTCCAGTAAAGGGGTCTAAAACAATATCTCCTTCGTTTGACCAAGATAATATATGGTCTTTACTTAATTCTTCAGGAAAAACGGCGGAATGTTTATTACCTATACCAAAACGTTTACCAATAGAATAAAACCAAATATTAAATTTATATTTTTCAGATTTTGTTATTGTTATTTCGTCCCTAAATCTAATAGAATCTTTATCATATTCTCTATTTTCCCGTTTCCTGGAAACGGGATTTCCTGGTTTTTGAGTTGGTTGTTTAAGGGGATTAAAAGTTTTAGGTTTACCTTTACTCAAAATAAACATATATTCAAATTGTTGTTCATATCTATTATGAGTAAGCGGAACTGGATTATTTTTTGCATAAATCATAGTATCATGCAAATTAAATCCTATTTCTTTAAAATATAAGGCTTGTTTAAAGCTTGTACCGCTTTCACTTCCCTTAATTGTAGAATCTCCCACGACCCAAACCACAACCCCACCGGACTTAGTAACTCTAAATAATTGTTGAGCAATCAACTCAAAATTAAAAGAAAATCCTTGATAATTTCTTAAATTATCATAAGGTGGTGAAGTTACTGTCAAATCAATACAATTATCAGGAAAAGACTTCAATACTTCTCCAGAATCTCCACAATATAATGTAATTTTATTTTCAAACATAATTATATTTTTATTTCGTACCAGCTTTGATTATCTGATTGAATTTCTTGAATTCCTCTATTATATAAGTATAATATGCAAACCAGTAGTCTCGACTGTAGTTGGCTTGAATATTGCATTTACGACACAAGCTTATTAGATTTTTTGGTGTGCAGTTATACCCGCAATAGTCAATATGATGGATGTCTAAGTTTTTTCCATAAGTCATAAGATGCTCTTCTTCGGTCATATCACAATTCTGACATTTATAGCTATCCCGTCTGCGGATTGTTCTTTTCAAATTCAGAGTAAACTCTTTGGTATATGGAAACCATCCCTCCCCGGTAATATAATTTCCATTTAATACTCCCCTGTTATTAAGACTTCCGGTTGCATGACGATTTTTAGTATTACATGACTTGCATCTAATACGTCCATACCATATCTTTTTGCCGCAGTTTTTACAATGCGGTTTTCCTCCCTGCCAGCGAGAACCGTGTTTATTTTTATATCTGCTTTTTGTTGAGCATGAACGGCACATACCAGACCCAGTGATTGCGGTCTGCCAGTGGATTTTACGCTTACAAACAATACAGCAGTGCTTTTTTAGAGACTCCCCGTGGGTATAATTAGGATTGTTTTTGCCTTTATAATTTATATGAAGCATCCTATGGATTGACGCATGTTTCTTACATCTTTTAGCTCCGCTATATTTGGCAGACAAACTCAGTGATTGCCCACAGTCAACACACTTTGTCATTATTTTATTCCTTTCATTATTTTATTAAATTCCCTTTTTGTTTCAACTTCTTCTAACTTTTCTCCAATTAATCCATATACCTGCATTAGAATTTCTTCACTTAAAATTATTTTCTGTTTTATTGAGCTATGATTCTTAAACATCTTTTTTAATGCAGAATAATTATCTCGCATACTCTGATAAATCTCATTTAGTTTCTTTATTTTTTCTACCAATTTATCAGCCATTAATTCAAACCTCCCATCAAGTCTTGGTTTACAAAATTGATTATATCCTGAACGGTTTCCATTTCTTTAAATTCTTGATCTGAAATATGAACATCGGTTTCTGCTTCAATATCATCAAGCACCTTTCCCCATTGATTGTTAAAATCAACAATAACATTCTTAATTTTTAAATCTGGAGTTATTTCATCAAGAAAAAAATGATTATCAATAGCCTCGAACACTATCTCTTCAATTCTCACGATTATCCTCCATTTCTCTTATCGACCAAGCTAGACCTAATAAATATCTATCACTAACCGTCTTTCCACTTAATAAACGACTCAGGGTTTCTGAACATATCTCAGCAAGTCTATTTCCTTCAATAGCACAAGAAGAATAGGATGATTGATAAACAAACAATTTTTCAACCCCTAAAGAAAATAAATATTCTTTTGCTCTAAATGCTGAAGGATGCGGCTCGTTTACTTTCAATTCTCCTCTACTCATTTTTATCCCCTTTATTTATTAATTTGGTCAAGAACTTGGCAAATTCTATTATGATTAAATCAATGAAACATACACAAAAAGCTCCCGATAGAATTAAAGTAATTTTTATTACATTTAATGTACTTTCTGAAATATACATTATTTTACTCCTTCCAAAAATTTATAGATTTCTTGCAACCTAATTGCCCCATTCAATACAAAAGAAGGAACTGAGGTAATAGATACCCCAAATGGATTAACTACCTTCATAAAAGAAATTACACCCGCTAATTCACCATTACTATTTAATATTCCACCACCAGAAGCCCCAAAGTAGCTAATGCCGGTAAAATAAAAAGACTCTTTGTCATATCCAATCACTCTTCCTTCTGATAAAATATCTTCTACCCCGGAAGGATTACCTATAACATAAATTTTTTCTGTTTTAAATGGTTCTTGTCTTGCCAAATCTATCCAATAAGTAGGAACAATATCTTTTCTACTCGGCTCCAATAACAATAAATCACTCTTTTTATCAGCCTTTACAACTTTTAAATTGCAAATAACTTGTTCATCTGATACCATTACTAATTTATCTGTAACTTTATCAACTAAATGTCCAGCAGAAATAATATAAAATTTTCCATTATACTTAATAGCAGTTCCACTTCCTCTTGATTTTTTTATTGTATTTATAATCAACACATTAGTCATAGCAAATTTATATTCCATCCACTTATTTTTTGCTTGCTTAATTTCATTTTTTAATTCAGAATTTAATACTAATTTTTCTGAGTATTGTTGCAAAAACTTAGAACGTATCTCTAAAGATTCTCTTAAATTAGAAACTCCTTTTACTATTTGTATATCACGAACAATACTTTGTGCTACTTCTTTTTGAAACTTCTCTTGTTGATAAGTAAGTAACATCATTTGCTCAGTAAGATACCCAAGCTCTTTATAAATGGTATTAACAACAAATCCATTAAGTGTAAAACCAATCACAAGTACAATTATTGCAAGAGCTTGAAGTATTTTTTGCATAGTTTACTCCTTTTCTACATGAACAAAACTAAACCCACCTTTATCAATTAAAATTGCGTTTTTATTGTTTCGGTATCCATACAACTCAATCTCTCTACAAATCCTCTCAGAGGTATCATTATCTATTATAGTAGAAAGAAATCCCTTGAATGTTACCTCATACTTTTCTTCTTTTATTTTTTTACTCATTGTTTCCTCCATTCTACAAATAATCTTTTTTCATCGCGTTTAGAACCAAATTCTCCAAAATGTTCTAAAATATCATAGAACATTTCAACTATATGCTCTTTATTTTCATCAACTCCGGCTTTTTCTTGATACACCAAATAACGATTGGTCTCCCCCGTTACCACGAAAATCTACTTTAAATCCATTATATACTCTTTCAATTATAACCTTCCACATAACTCGCTCTCCTCACTATAAGTATAGCATATAATATTATTCCCCTTACAACAATCCAGCCATAGCCAAAACCCAACCATCTGCAATGTCTTTACTATCAAACTCCACTCCAAAATCAGTCTTTAAGTAGTTGTGTACTAATGATTTACAATCAATCTTTTTCGCTTCACCTTTCTTATGTTTTAATTTTCCCTTAGCATCTTTAGTATCTCTCGTATAATAAGTTGGTTTAATAGTACAGTTCTGCTCTTGTCTTTTTTGGTTAAACCCAATTAACGAGCGAGCTGATGTTGCCCCCAAATAATGCCAAGAATCAAACTCTTTTTTTAAAATAGCATAAGCCAAAATTCCAAAATGAGCCAAATGTATTAAAATTTCTGGATTGACTCCATAAAAACAACGCTCAATACATAGTACTTTGTATCCATTATATTTATTTAATATCTGCTTAAATTTTTCTAATGAACTGACAAAATCATCTGCCCTATGAAAATGGTCATCTTTTAAATTACTTGCAATAACATCAGTATAATCAACATAAATATATTCTTTATCTGTACGAAGCAAAGCGACTCCAGTCAAATTCTCAGCAACATCAATCCCAACTGAGACTGCATTTTGTCGTATAGTCTTACCTAATTTTTTTTCAATTAAAGATATATTTAATTTCTGCATTATTCTCTCCAGTCAACAAGAAAATTAAACCAAATTAAAGCAATCTCAAATCCATCTTCAAAAACATGAATCCCGAAATCCGGCTCAATTAGTCGATAAAAATAAATTATCATTTTATTCTCCTAAAATTTTTTCCATAAATTTTTTACTCCAATAATCCTCTAAGAAACATCCAGAAGAGCTTCCCAAGGATCTTATTACATCTAATAACCCCAAAACAGCAATAATCGGGTATAATATCACAACCAACACTCCTCGGCATAATTCTTTCATTTTGTATTCTCCTTGTAATATGCTAATACTACATCTTCAATTTCAATTTTAACCGTTTGTGTCGCAGGAATAACGGTATCATAATATTTACCAGACTTATCTTTTTCTGAAGGATATGCAATAAACAATCCCTTTTTTCCTTCTACAACTCTCAAACCCTTTATAATAATAGAGTTAAAGTTAATATCAACAAATGCCTTTGTAACCGAGTTCTCAAACGTATTCATTCTCACAACTTTAATCATTTTGTTCCTCCTTTTTTGTTTTATTTATAATTTTCTCTTTTTTACTTTTACATAGCAAACAAATCGTTTTATCTTTTACCTCCTTTGTATAAATATTTGGTTGAGTTGTATTTACAATAAATATTCTTTTACAAATAGAACAAGTTAATTCTATTTCAGTCCACCAACGATAAGACTTTTTTATTTTTTTCTGCTCGTCTTTTAATTGCTTTCTTGTAATGAATTTTTGTTTCATATTCTTCTTTCTATTATAGCAATAGTATCGTGTTGCGCTCCACCATGACCAATCAATAATATTTCTTCTAATATAAATCCTCTCTTTTTTCCTTCATAAACACTATGATACCCGAAGGTTATCACTATTCCCTTAGAAGATAATATCTTAGGTATCTCATCTGCAATTAAACAAAATTTACTAACCCTCCTATTTTCATAGAGTTCCATTGACTTACGATAACTATAAGGAGAATCTAATAATATAGTATCGAATTTTATTCCACTATATCCACTAACAAAATCATAAGCATCAATGTGAAAATCTGCCGGAGCTTTTTCGTCTAAATCATTTCTTAATTCATCAATTTTTAATTTAGTATATCCAGCAAATAAATTAAGAGTATATCCCTTACACCGATCCTCAACCCATTCTCTTATTTTAGGGGCTTTAAAAGTGTATTTATTTAGTGGTTGTTTTAAATAAGTAAATTTTGGTACTATCACTTGTTCTCCTTATAATAGTTTAATATTACACTTTCCAATTCAAATTTAGCAGTTTGGTCAGCAGGAAAAACTGTTTCGTGATACTTTCCATCTTTTCCTTTTTCATCAGGATAACTAACAAATGGTTCACCTAAAGCTTTTATTACCTTCAATCCTTTTATTATCATTCCGTAATAATTAACTGTAACAAATGCCTGAGTCTTTCCTGTGGTAATCCGATTCATTCTTACTACTGTAATCATTTTTCCTCCTTTTTTGTACAAAATGCACAAGTTATATTATCCCTAACTTCTTTCGTATACATTTCCGGTCTTGTTGTATTAACAGTAAATTCTCTCTTGCAAATAGAACACTTTAATTCTATTTCTTTCCACCAACGATATGATTTTTTTATTTCTCGTTGTTGGTCTTTAAGCTGTTTTGAAGTTACGTATTTATGTTTAGTCATTTTTTATTATTTCTTCTAAAGCAGTTTGAATATCTTTTCCATCAATTTCATTACCTAAACAATCCCATCCATCCGTTTTTTGCCTTGCGAATAATTCTATACGAGGCAAATCTCCCATAAGTTTCACTATTCTATCTCTAATAATATCTGGTTTTTTTGAATGTTTAGTTCTTTCCGCTTCTACCAATTGTTTAATGTTTTTACATATTCTTTTAGGATGACCCTTAACTCCCAATAAACACAATTCAACATTTCCCATTGTCCATCTTCCCAGATTACTAACTTTTTTATGATTTTTAGTATGTTTGCTCCACACAAAAGCTAAAGTCTTATACTTAAATCTCCAAGATTTTAATGTTTCGATTCCCTCGTCCAACATCGGACTTACCACCCACAAAAATAAAACACAGTCTTTATCGGCTATTTTTTCTATTGGCAATTCTTGTATCCACGTTTTTTTTGCGTTATATACTCATGATCTAAAGAAAAACTATGACCTGACATCTTATCATTATAACTCCAAGGAGGATCGGCATAAATAATATTATATTTTTTACTCATAATTATTCTCCTATCTTTGTATTTTTAATTCTTTCACTTGCTATTTTAATATAATTTTCTATGAATATTAATATGTTCTTTTCTTGTAATCATCGCTAAGTTTTCTAAATTATCGTTAAGAGTATTATTATCTTTATGATGAATAACATAGCCTTTGGGAATTGTTCCATAATATTGCTGCCACAACCATCTTGAATATTCTAACCACTTGTTTGGTTCGTTTATTTTAATAAATTGCCTTAATTTATTATTTTTATCTATTCTTTTGGTAATGCTTCCTACGGGTAACCAATTTCTTCCAAATTGCCCCTTTTTCCATTCTGATTTTTTACTAAGATGAATACCTTTTATATTCTTATTCCAAGGGGAATTCCCTTTTTTAAAATAATTGTTATTTTTTTTCATTATTACATCCTTTAATTCGTGCCATACCCATATCTAAATATTCTTTATTCAATTCTATACCAATAAATTTTTTCCCTAATATTTTACAAGCAACGCCAGTACTGCAACTTCCTGCAAAGGGGTCTAATACAATACCATTCTTAGGAGTAACTAATGTGATTAAATATTTCATTAAAGTAATAGGCTTAACTGTAGGGTGTGTATTCTTTCGAAAAGACTTTCCTCTTTGAAGCGCATTATCTGGCAGTTTATTTCTACCATCATTTACTTGTTTTTCTTCAAATTCATTTAATCCTTCATTTCTTTCACTTGAAGAACATTTAGCACAGTAAAAAAATCTGGAAGCAGAGCCTTTACCCGCACCCAATAATTCTACCTCGTCAGGATTATTTTTATTCATCCCCCAACCCTCTTGATTGGGTTTTGCACTTCTTTTTAATTTTCGAGGATTTCCACTACCATTACTATTAGGAAATAACTCAACAACTTCTTCAGAACCATCGTGAATTAAATTTGCAGGAAATCTTCCGGTTGCATTAGCACTTGCTAAATCTAAATTCTCACTTTTAAATCCACAGGATTTATTATTAAAAGTTGTATCATCTGAACGATTTTTACGTTTTGTAGTTTTTGTTTCTTCGTTGTGTTTTATTCTACAATCATCAATATTTATTCCTCCAACTCCCCATTTCAAAACATTTAATGCTACCGTTTTTTCTGATAAAGGTTTACGAGCAAGAACAATAGGTTCATGTGCGGGTTTCAAAGCAGTTCCCCATCCCTCCCATTCGGAAGAGCCTTTAGTTACCTCAAATTTTCCACCAAAAGTATTATTTTCAACTTGGCTCATATTTAAACTTGAAGCATGGCTCTCTGGTTTACCTGAAGTTCCTTTGCCGATAATTTCTCTTTTATTTCCTTGTAATTTATCAATTGCTTTGCCTATGTTTAAACTTTTTGGAAATCCTGTGGCAAAAATCCAATTAATCATATCTCTAATTTCAAATCCAGAATCTTCAATAGAACAAACCATTCTACGATAAGTTCTATTAGAACTAAATGCTAATAAATGACCGCCGGGTTTTAATACTCTCAATACTTCTTTCCATAAATTAACATCATATGCAATACCAGTATTATCCCACCCTTTAGTCATAAACCCGATTTCATACGGAGGGTCGCAAACCACAGAGTCAACAGAATTGTCTTCCAAAGTTTTCAACACTTCTCTATTATCTCCTAAAAATAATTGAATTTGATTATTCATTAATTTCTCCTGGTTTACTTTCCTCATCTTCCCATCTATTAATTTTTTCCCGATTTTATCTTTTCTGCAATTTTTACTTAATTCTATAAATTGAACATTATTTAGTTCATAGTTCCCATCGTTATCTATTCTATCAATACTTGGTTGTTTCATAAGATATGCTTTATCCCTAAACCAAATTTTTGCAATATCTTTTAAAGTAATTAAAAATTTGATTCCTTTACCGCCATAATATTTGTAATCCTGATTGTTGATATTGTTACATCGATTTTTTGCAGACATAAAACTGTGATACCACGGTTTTTCACTTTTGTTTTTAATCCTCCAAATTAATTGTTTTGTATCCACCGTTGATGAATTAAATTATTGCAAATTCTACATTCTCTACTTCCATCTGGTCTCAGATATAAATTATTTCCATCCAATAAATGATTTCTTTTACAATATTTTTTTATATGGCTGTTGCTCATTTTTTGTTTGGCTTCTTCTGAGTGAAATTTACCAGTCATACCTCTATTATTCATAATAATCTTCTATATAGTATGGTTTAACTTCTTTTTTTAATAAAGTCTCATTTTTTTCTACTAATGATAAATTTTTATCTTCAACAATATCCAAAAATTCTTTATTCTTAACCTTAGTTTTTTTAGGTTTAACAACTTTCTCTTTTTTAATTTTAACTGGTTTTGGTTCTGCCAAACCTAACAACAATTTTAATGACTTCATTTTCTGATTATCTGTTTCACCAACTATCCAACCCATAGCGTAAAATACTGATACCGCTTTATTTAGAATATTTAATTTCTTCATCATATCCCAATCAATTATAACTTTTGATAAATGTTCCTTGCAATCATCTGTATAGGCTATTACATTTTTTTCTTTGATAATATCTATCTCTTTATCTTTTTGTTTTCCTTTTTTAGTTTCTTGCCCCAAAGACTTAACATAAAGCCATTTAAAATTATTACCAATCTCCACATTGAAATTGGGATTTAATTCTTTGGTCAATCTTATTGCTCGAATAAATACGGTTTCTACTTTATACTCTTGTTCTACTATCTTTGCAGGAAAAGAAACATCTTCCACCGGCAACGATTCTATCCTTTTTAATTCTGATAAAATATAAGTAATACACTCTTCTTTTGTTTTGTTATCAAGAATCATATCATACAACTTAGGCTGAAATTCTTTAATAAAATCATTAGAGTTTCTTTTTTTAGATTCTACCCCCTTAGTTATTTTTTCTAACCCAGATGGGCGTTCCAACCAACCCACCATGTGACAATTGCCGGTTAAAAATAAAGACTTAAACTTTCCTTCATAGGTAAACTCCAAATCAATACTTTCTTTATTATATTTTTCTTTTACCCAATCCTGAACCCACTGATTAAATAATTCAACCGGATTTTCTTTTGCTAAAACTGCGAACGAATCTGTATCAATAAAAAGAATTTTAATATTATTCTTATTACATTTATCCTCTATAAAGTACAGCAAATCCCTAACCAAACTTGTAATACACGAAGCAACGTCGATGTTAAATAATCTGAATACCCGCAGAGCAATTACCCCAAAACCAGAATTTGTGAGTCCTTTTTGAGCCGCATAAGTAATCTCTAATTCTTTGTAGTCATTATCACCTGGATTCTTTTCTTTTAATCGTTTCTTCAACTCATTCTTATGTTTTAAAAGTAAATTAACTGTATGAGGAATAATAGCTTGGTCGTTTTGATACATGTAAACCCATTTTTTTATCTCTATCGTTTCTCTATCTGTAATTGGAATTTTTACAATATTCTGACCTTCTTTATCTCTTAGATTTGATGTGTCCAAGCAAAAATTTTTAATCATGGAAGGATAGGCAGAATTTAAGTCTAAATCATAAACCTCTTCAAACCTTCCTAACTCACTTCTCCGGTATGCCCCCTCCAACTTTTCAACATTATCTTCGGTTAATTCGTCACCAAACTTTTTAGATGGCAACACCAAACTTTTCTTTTTTGCCTCATTCAACACAATACAATCAACAACCCTTGAATTCTCCAGAACATCTTCAAATAAGCACTTTGACATTATTCTAATATTATCAAAGTATGGGATAAGTTTAAATTTTTTTTCTATTGAGACAAGTCGGTCAACATCGTGAATATTTTTTTCTTTAATATCCGGGGTAAGTTTATTAAAATCCGTTTTTTGCCAAGAAGATTCTCCTAAATGTTTCTGTGCAATTTCATCTAAAGCATAAGACGATTCTTTATTATTAAGTTTAGAAAACATACCCATGTAATCCATAATTGAAATTCCTGCCGGATAAAATATATTTTCTTCTTTAATACCTCTTCTCACTTTTTTTATAGGACTCATTTCACTTGCCAAATTTAATTCTAAAATCTTCTCAATTCTTTTGTATAAATAAGGATAATCATAATCAGTAAAATTCCAACCACAACACAGATCCGCCTTTTGTTCTTTCAAATATCTAATAAAATCTAATAACAATTTTTTCTCTTGCTCTTCTATTGTTCCTTCATAATCTAATAAAAACCAAGTCTGTATTTTCTCAGAATAATTATCATAAGAACTTATACAATCAATCGGATAAATTGGATTTCTAAAATTAGGAAGCCTCGGTGTTAACTGCTCGGTACCAATAAATAAATACTTAATATCTGTCTTGGTAAAAGAATCAATTTTATCTATAATATAACGCTTTGAAAGGCTCAAGTCATTTTCAAATGTCTTATCTGACTTATTTTTTTGAGCGTCATAAGGCTCTCTACATAATATCTTTTTAACTCTTTTTCCTGTAATGGTTTGATAAACTCCAGAAGGAGACTCTTCATAATAATATTGCTTATAAAAATCCCGTTGAATAATAAGATTTCTATTTCTTCTTAGGAATAAGAAGATATGGTTTTTATCGGTGTGAATGTTAACAAGTGGAAGTTGCATTATCTTTTATTATCCTCTGAAGTTTGAACCTCTTTTGTTGTGGCTAAATAATCTGCTAAAGTTACACACAACTCAACCAAAGAATAGTCTTCTAATGGTATTAATACTTCTTCTGGCGACCAACGGCTCATGTGTAAACGTATGCAATTATTGATGATAGAAGTGGTAGTTTGATTTGGTTCTTTATTAAGCTCACAATCCTTAGCAAAATATTTTTCGGCATTTAAAGGGTGGTTTGTGTAATCGTCCATACTCCCAAATCCTCTTCCAACCTTTGCAATATCATGTAAAATAGTAGCAGAAATAACAATATCAATATTATGTTGGTCAAATCCAAACATACCACACAACCTATTAGCAAAAAATACTGCTCGCTGGACATGTACTATTAATCCACCATCTCCCAAAGTACAACTTGGATGGTATTTGCCAGTTGAAGACGCTTGTGCAACATAAAAGTAATCTGGAGCATTTGCTAATGTTTTTGATGTCCACTCTTTTATTAGAGGGTCTTGAATTAAATTTAACTCTTTAACTAAAACATTTTTATTCATGTGGACACTCCTTTGGCTTCGACAAGTTAGAACCCACCCTCTATAATACGGTCATATGGCGGGGGTTCGATGTTTTCATTGGGTATATCTTTCTCTTTATCTTCCTTATTTAAAAATTCTACTTCTTGATTATATGGCAAAGTTGTGCTTCTATTACGACTATCTTTAGGTACTTGATAATCACAATATCCACAATAAGAACAACCGAATCCACATGAACTTAAATATCTGTAATTACAATAGCCACTGTTATTACAACTAATTTCTTTTATATCCCCACAACTCATATCAACCTCCTACAATTATGAATAAACTCACACATATTAATATCTAATTCCATTAACCTCCACTTACCATTATCTTGTTTTTCCCATCTCAAACCACTTTTATTACAATATTTACATGTAGCATTGTATTCATCAAATTCATAATCTTGGTCAATATAATCTTCAATAGGCATAGTAAATTCTCTGCCACCATAATTAAATGAGATATTTAAGGTTGCTATAATTTCTTTCATATTAGTAGAAGATTTAGTAATCATATTTTAGTCTGTATCTATATCTTTTTCATTTAATACAACTGTTTTAATTTGCGGATATATTCTTCTGAATTTTCTAAATTTTTTAATGGCATCTGGTCTCCACCAGCCCTTAACTTCAATATAAGTATTATAGTCAAGTAAATAAAAGTCGGGGGTATAAGTAGTATTACCTAGGTCAAAAACCTTTGACTCATAACTCCATCTAACCCCTATATAATCTAAATATTTAGCATATCTTATTTCGTAAGAAGACCTCATCCATATATTTTTATAATATGCCCCTTTTCCATGAGTTATTTTGCCAAACAGCGGATTCTTTCTCCCTTTCATATTATCGGACTGAAAACCATAGCGACATTCTCGAGAACAAAAACAATTAGTATTATTTTTAAACTTCCAATGTGATATAATATATATTTTTTTACAATAGTTACATTTTATTTGGTGAAAATTTCCTTTATAATTAGGATTAAGTTTTTTCTTATTTTTACAAGCATTACACATTTTCTTTCCATATAACCAAGTGGGATAAGAAATTTTATTTATTTTACAAACTATACAATAATGTTGAATTAGAGTCTCTCCGTGTGTTTTTGGTCTTCCTTTTAGTGCTTTGCTTATATTGTGCCGATGATTTTTGGTTAATTTTTTTCCAAATAAAAGATTTCTTTCTCCTTTATTAGCGCAGACTTTACATCGTTTTGCTTTGTTAGAAATTAAAATATTGCAATCTAAACATTTATTCTGTTTAGAATAATCACTACTATTCATAAGCTTGTTCGTCATTATAACCGGTTTTAAAATAATAGGGTATATGTATCTCTGATTGTTCTGTTTTAGAACCCGATACTTTTGTTTTTTCTATCTTAATCACACAATCAAAACCTATCTTCACAGTTTTCTTTTCACCATTAACTTCTATTTTTTCAACTGGAGCATCTACGCTTTGACCTTTGCGAATAAATAGAGTTAAAAGACTCCAAAACTTCTGCGCTCTCCCACCGGTAAGCTCTTCATGAGTAGCAAATCCACCAATCCCACCTGTACGAGATTGCCCCACCAACAGTAATGCTACTTGGCCCCTATAAATAGGAGTTCCCACTCGTCTACAAAACTTTCCCATTTTTTTAGCCAATAAAGCAATCTCATCTTCTTCCATTTTTCGCTCTTTTCCTGCCTTAGATTCATTTTCTGCTTTACAAGAAAAGGCTTGAACCGAATCAATTGCACAAAAATCAACAACCTTCTCTTTTGCCATAGTTATGACAAAATCCATAGCTTGCTCCGCAGAATCTACGGCTTCTACAACTACAAGAGATTCTAAATTTACCCCCAACAGTGATGCTCTCTCTTTATTAAATCCATGTTCCAAATCAAAATAAGCACAGGTTAATCCTTGCTTTTGAGCTTGAGCGATTGTATAATATACTAACGAGGATTTGCCAACCCCCTCCCCTCCGTAGACAATACTTATGTTACCTCGAACGCAAATTCCGCCCCCGGTAAAATTATCAATACTTTCTAATCCAGTTGGTATTTTTTCTTTTATCGGCTCATCCTTGGCAAATTTAACAGTATCTTTCCCATTATTTTTATTTATCTCTCTTAATACATTATTCAACCTCTCTTTTTTCTCAATTTGTTCTTTAGTAAGTTTAATTTCTTCTTTCTTTGGAACTATAACTTCTCCAACTTTTATTTTACTATCTTTATCTTCTTGCAATTCTGGCTCAATTATTTCCGGTAATTCCTTTTTCCTTTTTCCAACACTCCCCTTTGGTCTACCCATTTTAACTCTCCTTTATAGTTTTTAATCTTGGTATAATTATTTCATCTATATATTTTTGGTTAAGCTCAATTCCAACGAATTTTCTATTATTTTTTAGAGCCACAACCCCCGAAGTTCCCGCACCGGCAAAAGGATCTAAAACAACACCTGCCTCTGGACATCCCGCTAAGACACACGGTTTAATTAAATCCTCTGGAAAAGTTGCGAAATGAGAACCCTTAAATGGTTTTGTAGAAACAGTCCATACCGAACGCTTGTTTCGCATCAATCTTGGAATATATTCATTACCTGTATCATTTCTCAAACATTCAGCTATTCCACTTTTCCTAAATTTTCTCGGTTTTGTATTTATATCTTTTGTTGGCTCCTGCATTTTTTTATAGTCAAAATAATATTTTGGTGATTTTGATAACAAAAATATATATTCGTGGGACTTAGTACATCTGTCTCTTACACTTTCAGGCATAGGATTAGTTTTGTTCCAAATTATATCCTGGCGTAAAATCCAACCATCTGTTTGTAATGCGAAAGCAACTTTCCATGGTATTCCTATAAGATTTTTAGGCTCTAACCAACTCACTCGCTTTCTTTCGGGGGTTAATGTTCTTTCTCTCGATGGACGATTCTTATTAAATTCTTCGTTACCAAATTTTTTATCTCCGGCAACTTGTCTACCGGCATAACTATCTCCTAAATTTAACCAAAGTGTTCCTTCATTTTTTAACACTCTTTTAACTTCTTTAAAACAATCAACCAACTTAATAACATACTCTTCAGGTGTTTTTTCAAGCCCTAACTGCCCTTTAACTCCATAGTCTCTTAAACCGTAATATGGTGGAGACGTAATACAACAATCCACACTATTATCTGGAAATTGTTTTAGTATATCTTTAGAATCTCCACAATATATATTTACTTTACTTTCAAACACTTTTTTCCTCCCTATAAATCTTTATTGTTTTTCCACAATACATGCATTTATATTCGGTAATATTAACCTTCTTTCCATTCTCTTCAAAATTAAATTCGCTTATATTGGTAGGAACATTTTTTCTACAATAAAAACAGAATTCCATAATACCTCCTTCAATTCCATAATGAAAAAAAATATTGCTGAAATAATTTCCACCCATTCTCATACTTTTTACATTCATCTAAAGTCATAAAATGAAATACTCCACTTGCTTTTTTTCGTGTCTCAATAAAACATTTTTTATTATAATTTTTTGATGATACATAATACCAATTATTATCTAAAACATTTTTAGCAACAGTAAAAGTATAAATTATCTTATCGAGAATAATAATCCATTCTTTCTTATTTTTTAAATTTCCAGGATAACCACCACAATTATTTTTTAATTGTTTTATTCCACCTAAAATAACATCGGTTAAATAATAGTCAAATCCCCAGCAATCGAGGTCTGAGAACCCCCTATTCATTCTTTGTATCTTCCACTTTACTTCTCTTGGAAATAATCTAATATTATCGATTTTATTTTTTAACCAATAATAAAAATTATTATACCCGAAAAATCCTGTTCTATCTTTAACACCGGTAAGAAGCTCCTCCCACTCTTTACCCCATACTTCTTTGACATTATGAATTTTATTTTCCATCGGACACCCCTCTATCTATAGTATAACATATAATATTATTTTATCAATATATCAATATCTCCGTCTAATAAATTATTTAATTGCTCCTCGGTTAAAAACTTTGGTAATAATATATTTCTTTGGCTCATAACTTTATAAAATTTATTTATACCAAATAAAGACATAATTATAGGAGTTTCTTCTCTTACTACAATACTGATTTTTTTACTCATTTTTTAAAATTCTTATAACCTCGTCGGCAATTTCTCCAATTCGCTTAAAATTATTATCCCTCATTATAGCAATTTCTTCTTTAGTTTTTCCAACTGTAGCATACCAATCTCTCGTATCACTGGTAGACTCCACATCAACAATTAATTCTATCAGTTCTTCTCTTGTTGGTAGTTTAATTTTTTTATTCATTATAATCCTCCCGACTTATGTAATTTATAAAGTAAATTAAAAAAATCTTTAATCTCTAAACTTACAAATATCCTACCATTATTACTCTTTTGTATTAATAGTGGAACCTTACTGCTATTTATGGGTAATTGGTTAAGTAAGTGTTGCCATATTTTTTGGTCTATAATTACATTCTCTTTATTCCACGATTTACATTCCACATAGTAATTTTTACATACTACATCGCCAATATCATTAGAAGCCCCAGAAGCCCGACTCCTCCTAACCGAAGAGTCTATTGGTTTTAGGTATTCTATAATTAAATTTTCAAGGTCATTACCTTTTTCTTTTTTAGTTTGCATGATTATCCTTTATTTCCTTAATACAAATATAACATACAATATTATTTATACACTTTTTCCTATTTCTAAAACCCAATTAAATACTTTAATTAAAAATTTTCCAGTAAGTTTAGGTAATATAGAAATCATGGCAAAATTTAAACAATGTCTATGTTTATTATTATCATAGATTCTCAACCCGATTTAATTCATACGTTTTATAATTAAAAATCATATTAACTGAGCTATAATCCTGATATGCTATTTTTGCTTCCCGAACCTTATCCACAACCCAATGTCCTAATCCTTGACTCCTATCATCAAAAATATATCTTGCCGCAAATGCAGCATAAAAATCAATCAAGTTCTTGCTAAAGTAATCATAACTTTCTTTTTTTAATTGGGTGAATATAACCAAAAATCCTTTTGACTTTTTTAATTCATCATTCAAATGTTTCATTATAATATGAGTCTCAGAAAAATCTTGAATATCCAACCAATCAAGTATTGTAAAACTATTAGGTTCTAATTCTATACCTAACGGATTTATTTGTTCTTCATCATTTTTTAATCTATAAAAATCTCCACTCTTAATTCCTAATTTTTCGCAGGTTGAGTTATATCTTGAACCGGCCTCTGTTCCAATATAATGAACCTTTACTCCTTGCAATGACATTTGTTTAATAATATTCATCGCACACGAGGTTTTGGTACTACCTGGCAAACCTCCGAGAATCATCATATCAGAAACTGAAAAATTGTGGATATGACTGAACCATGGAACTTGATAAGGTAAACTATTATTTTTATTCTCCGGCAACTCATCAGACCAATCTACTTTCTCTTTATATTGATAATGTACTCCTCTTCCTTTTCCAATCCTAATAGCTTTACCCTTTTTTACAAATAAAGATAACCACTTATCTACTATTGCCCGGCTCAACTGTAAACTATCTTTAGTATCCAACGGAGTAACATCTTTCATTTCTTTTAAATATTCAAATACTTTTTCTCCTTGTGATAATTCTGCATTTTGTTTATATCCAGTTAAACTTTTTAAACTCGCAGTTATTTCCGATGGAGATAATCTTGGATTAAAAAATTTATTGTTTATTACATTCATTATAAATTCTGTATCATCGGGTTGAAATCTATTTACAAATAGTCCTCCTAAAGAAGTAATCAAAACATTTCTACCATCACCGTCTCCAAAAGTTTTAATACCTTCCATTTTTTGTATTTCATCTTGCTCTACGGTTTTAACTTCCGGTCTTTTTGGTTTATAATTTAAAAGAAACTCCTTTAATTCTTTTGGTATTGGTTTTATCTCTGCACCAAGGTTAATAAATTCATAATATTTTCCATCAATTTTAGAAGGTTGTAATGTTATAGCCCCACCATTATTTTTAATATCAAGATAAAGCCCCTCCGGTTGGTCATTTTTAAAGTCTGGGTCATACGTAAAAAAATAATGCTTACCACCAGAGCGAGATGTTTGAACCAATGTTTGTGCAGATTCCAACCACTCTAATATTTTCTGGGTATTTTCTGTATGCTCTTTAATCTTATATAAGTCAAAATCTATACCTGTACATTTACTAAACTCTCCAGTCATTAAAGCAATATTATACCCTTTATCTAACCATTGTTTCCACTCAGCAATATTATATTTTGGAGTTTTAGTCCACCCATCATCAAACGGAGATCGTCCGTTCTTCGCTTCTCTTACCAATGAAAATCCATATTTCTGATAAACACTTAATTCTGGATATTCTTTTTTATTGGTAGAAGAAAGATAATTTAATATTTCTTCCTCTGACATTGTAGCTTTATCTGGTTCTAAAAGACGAACACAATCAATTATTTTGCCTCTCCATCCACAAATTAAGCAACAAAATTTTTCTGAACCAGAAATCCACTCCATTGTGGGAATATTTGATTGATATGGATGTTTTGTCTGGTTGACACATGTAAGGCGAAGTTTTCCTTTGTTGGTGGATTTAAAATTTGAAATATGAGATTTTAAATATTCTATATAAAGTTCAAATGTCACAGATGTCCTCCTATTTTTAAACCGACCAATATAACTTTTACCATTAACTAGATTCCGAATCTGATAAACAACAAACATATGTTTCTTGGCAACCATACTTCTCCTAACAAATTATCAAATCTTTTTTGCCAAGCTTCTTAAACTTTCTTATCGTGTCTTCAGTTCCAATATTCCCGTCCATAACAGTAATTAGTTATGCTAACCGTAACTAATGGGTATAGTTATTTTTAAAAAAGAGCCTCCATACTATCATAACTCTCAAAAATTTAATAGTGGGAGTGAGAATCGAACTCACGAGGCTTACGCCAGAGGCTTATGAGGCCCCTTGGTTTCCATTACCATATCCCGCAAAACTTTAATTAATACAATTGGTTATATTTGTTTACTTTGCATATAAGCCAACAATTCTTCGGCAATCATTTTTGTTACCTTAACAAATGTTTCCGGTGTATTATCAGGTAATTCAATAGAAGGATTACTCATAATCATTGAAGAAGCATTTATAGCACATCCAACCTGCTTACCTAATGTATCCTGCGGAGAACCATATCCACCAGCTTTAGGAACAAAAGTATCTTTAGGCTTCTGTTCTACTGGTTTTTCAACATTAGTTGGTGTAGGTTTAGGTTCTTCTTTTTTCGTTGCCCCATTTTTATTACATACAAAGCACTTTTTAAATTTGCCATCTTTCAATTCTTTTCCACAAACCTCACACTTAAATCCTGTAGCCGGTTTTGAAACTTCTTCGGTTTTGGTAGTATTAGTATTTTGAGTAGAATTAGAAGTAGTATTACCATCAACTTTTTTTATTTTACTTACAATCTTTCTACCATCTTTTAATTCATATTCAATTTCAACAACTTCTAACTTTGCTATCTTATCATAATCCTCTTTTACTTTAGCATCAAAAACATTGTACCACTGCCCATCATCACCATAAAAAGCATTACCCTTAGTATTCTTTGCATTTATTTTTACCTTAGATTGCATTAGTCCTCCTTTTTTATTTTTTCTGGATTATCATTTGCCGGAATTTCAACCGATTGTAACGATATTTCACTTTTAACTTCCTCAATTTCAGCTTGTAACCTAACTAACTTACGTTCCAACTTTTCTAATACTGATAACCGATTCCTTCCCATAATAGTTTTCCTTTCTTTTGTGTTAGTATAATGGTTTTTATTTTCTCTTGATATATCTTTATCAACCCCCAAAAAAATCTACACTCTATTACAACTATATTTGCAATCTATATACGTAGAGTTTAGCGATTCTTCTTTATCTCCACACGGATAAGTATGATGTTATCTCCATCGCAATACCGTATAGATTGCGTAATTAATCTTTTAAAAATCCGGTAATCTAACCGCTTGGAAGTGTATGTCAGTTAGAAAAAGAGTTTCACCAGTTTCTTGGTGTCTTAATCCAGATTGTAAACAACCTGTATCTTCCCACTTTGGGGAAACTTCGATAAGATTCTTGGGAGATTAATGTCTCCTGTTATCTAAATCAAGTTTTTCTGGGTTTCCAAGCCCTCCAGCCAAGCTATACCAATTACTTATGTTCTCTTCTGTCCCGGATTATCCTTCTACTATAAGTATAGCATATAATATTATTTCTACAAACCAAACAATTTTACCAAGCTCCTTTTTACCCTGGGGGGTGCTATAAATTTTGATAATTGTAAAGACTTAGGTTTAATATTATCCAATGCTTCTATTATTGGTAATTCTATTTCTATTGGTAATTTTAATAGACTTATTATTTTTTCTCTTATAATCCTTTCCGACTCACTTTTCGGCTTTCCTTTTATTTCATCAGATACATCGCCACTATCTATTTTTTTCTGTAAAACTCCTATCGGATCTTTAACTATTTTAAATTTTTTTGATTTTGGAGAAAATAAACGAGTCCGATCATAATAACAAAGTTGCTCCCAATCGGCATCAAACGAATATAAAATTATAGACTTATCTTTAAAATATCTACAACAAACAGATGCAATATCATCAGCCTCTATTCTGGGCAATTTTAAACAGTAAATTGGTAAACTATTATCAACCATAGTAATAACATCGTCCATTTCTTTATACATAATTTTCCACCAATCCCCATCTTCCAACTGCTCTCTCTTCTTTTTTCTGGTAGCTTTATATGTATCGGAAAAATCTTTACGCCACGACCTACCCCCATCTTGAGCTAAAATTATTATAGAATCTTCTGGATTAAATTTAGTTTTATTCAAATCTCCGATTATCATTCTTAAAAATGTAATAGAAGCAGATTCCAACCAAGTATCAGTTTTTGATAAATTTCCTTGGAAAGAAAAAATGGCTTTGTGAATATAACAACCGGCGTCTAACACATAAATATTATCTATCATTTTCTATTAACCAATATGTTTACAAATTCTTCTTTAGGTTCATCATTTAAAACTCCAAGATAAATCATGGTTCTTAACTTTCCCCAAGTTATTTCTGGAAAACATGGCATACACCATTCATTATTATATAACTCATTAACTACCCAAGTTCCTGAGGGTCTTTGAGTATCAATAGAAGGTTTCTTTTTTGCTTGAATTCTGATTATAACATCTCTATTAGTATAAAGATAGGATTTTAGTTTCATTTTTTTTATCCAAGTTATTTTATAAATACTTTTTTTATTCCTATCTCAAAAACAGAGGCAATAGAACTACTTCGTTCCATATAATTGTTTCCTCTATTATTATGAAAAGGACAATTAAGATGATGAACAATTCTATCACAATCTAATTCTGCCACAGCAAAACATCCCTGACAATGATAAACCTCTTTTCCAAAATTTATAGTATTCATTTTTTATTCGCTTTAGTTAGTAAATATTTTATCATTTCTTCCTCCATATATTTTACATCCAATTCTTAATGCTGATGAACAAACTTAAAAAATAAAGTAAAATAAAAACCAGATAAATAACTTTTTACCGAGGACAATTTTATCTTTTCTCCTTGAGATTTCCATTCTTTTAATTTATCTTTTAATACTTTTCTCAAATTAAAATAATCTTTTTTATAGAGAGAAACAAAAACTCTATAAAACTTATTTTCAAAATCAACCAAATTCTCACCATTCAAATCAATTATTTTTCCCATTGTTTAAATTGTTTTCTCCTTTAATTTCAATAATACGCTGTTCACAAATTTTTAAAGAATCCCAGCAACTGTTTATCTTCCCTTCAAGAATATTCCTAACCCTTCTCCAAGTAGCCACTGAAACGCTTGCCTCAATTTCCGTAGGAGCCGAACTAAATTTTTCTTTAGTAAGCTTTCCTTTTCCATCGTCAACGGGAGGCTTATTTTCAATCGCAATTTTTAACTCCATATATTTTGCTTGTTCTTTATTTTTTTTCCAAGTAATAGCTTCAGAATAAATATCATTGAGAAACATTTTAATACCGGCTATTTGTTCTTTTGCCGTGGAATATTCTCCACATGTAGACATTAGATTTTGTTCAAATTGCTGTGCATAACTGTCAATAACCTTAAATTTTTCTTCACATAACTTCAATAGTTCCATTAATCCTTTTTCATCTTTGAAATATACTTCTATTTGTGATGGTAACATTTTTATTCCTCCTTAGTTAAAGTATAGCATAGAATATTATTTCTCGCTTATTTTAATCATATCTAAAACTTATCAAGTTCTTCACTAACTCTTTTCAAAGTGGCGTTAATTTCACAAATTCTACATTTAATATTATCAGATAATCCCAAGATCTGATGGCGACCCACTTTTGTAAGTTGGGGCGTTAATTTGTTTAAAATATCCTCGGCAAGTTTTTCTGTAGCATCCAATTCTCTTATTATGGTTTCCATTATATCCCTCCTCTTTTGTTCATTTTTTCCTTATATTTCTCAGAAATCATCTTATCATTTGGTTGAGTATATCGCTCAGTCATCTGTAAACTTTTATGCCCCAATATTTCTTTTACTATTTGAACAGGTATATCTTTCATTATCATATTTCTGGCCGCTGAGTGCCTTAACAAGTGTATATAGATATTTTTATTTAGATATTTACTAACCAATTTAACCAAATATATTAATCGTGATGAAGTAATATTAAAAGCATTAAACTCCTCTTCTTCTGTAGAAAAATATAATTCTATTTCTTGTTTAACTCTATCGTTAAAATATATATTTCGCTCTTTATTTCCTTTTCCTAATACCTTACAACTATTATTAGATAAATTAAATCTATCTCTTTTTAATGTTAATAACTCGGTTTTTCTACACCCTGTAGCAAATAAAAAATCAAAAACAGCATCAATCTTTGCTGTAGAACAAATATCGCTATGATACGTTTTTAAATATTTAATACCGTCTCTTATTTCTTCTGCCGTTATAAAATTAGGTATATTATATCCAACAGGAAGCAATTTAATAACATAAAAAGCGTTGTTCTCTTTTGGTATGCCTAAAAAATCTCCATACCGACGACCAGCCTTAATAAATTGATTTTTAGAAGAAAGAGAATAGTTTCTACTATTAAAAAGTTTTGTTATAATATCTTGACTGATGCTTTCAAATAAAATCTTATTCTCATCTAAATAATTTAAAATTAATCGCATAGAGTTTCTATAGTTTAAACTCCATCCACGAGCCATTAAATATTGAGAAAACTGCTCCAACTTCTCTTTAGTATCCATTTTCTATACCCACTTCCTTTAAAAATTCCAAGCCTCTGTCTGTAATAATTCTTCCAGAAGAAGTCCTACTTAATAGCTCTTGTCTTAATAAATATGGTTCTACAGTAGTCTTATACTCTATTCTACTAATATTAGCAATGATAGATAACGTTTCTTCTCCCACCGATTTTCCCTTTGCCAATTTTAAATGATTAAGAATTTTAAAATCTAAATCAGTTAGTCCATTCATTATTATTCTATTCATTTTTAAAACTTTATTAAGGCTCCCACACGCCACTAAAAAATCAAAGTAAGAAATTGCTATTCTTGGAGTAAATCTAACATTTTTACTCAATATATCATAAACCTCAGAAGAAATATTGGCTCTATGAACTTGGTCATTATACTGAATTAATATATTTTTTATGTCTTCGCTCGAATAATCCTCCATAGTAATATGGCAGTGAATCCTATCAACAAAAGGAGAACATTTATTTATCAATACATAATTATCCGTCGTGGCTCCAACCAAACAAAATTTTCTTAAATCTAAACCATTAAGTTTAAAATCCTCAATTATTGGCAACATATAGGCAAGTGTTTTCCTATCAACCCCCGCTATTTCATCAATAAACAATAAATTAGGTTTTGTTTTATCCCCAAATTTACCATCTTGATTCTTTACTAAAAAATCTTGCATGGTAAAAATATTAAAACTGCTTCCAACATAAGAAACGAAATTAAATCCTAACTCATTAGCTATTATATTTGCCATCGAAGTCTTACCTAATCCAGCCCCTCCGGTCAATAAAAAATGTCTTGGAAATCCTTTGTTAATCAATTCTATCGTTAATTTAATTTTATCTTTTGCTTTTTCTTGAGAAATAAACTCATCAAAATTTTGTGGTCTATAGCTAAATTTAGTATTAGGCAATGGACTTTGAACACTATTATTCTGGTCAGATAATTTTTTATCTGTCCACGATAACAACTGCGTTATACCTAAAAAATCAAATATATCCATATTATCCCCTTACCTTTTCCCAATACAATTTTAAATATGCTTGCTTAATCTTTGGTAAATTTTTATATATTTCTTTTATTTTATCCTCAGTACCACCTATTCCATAAATTTTAAAACACCTGTTGAGATGTATTAATATTATTTCTTTTTGTATATCATTTATTTTTTCCATATCAACAATCCCAATTATTTATCGAAAACACTAAATCAAACCTTTTTCCAAACCTTGTTAAACTAAATTTAAAAATACCAATTCTAATTATAAATTGTTTGTACTTTTTCTTTTTTCCGACTGAAGATTGTTTATAATATATTCTCATTTTTTCTTTGGCAATTCGGTTAAACTAAGTTCTTCTACAGATAATACCGTTAATGATAATTGTATGATTCTATTTATTACCACCTGTAAATAGTCTCTTATATCCCCATTATTTACTCACCTTCCTTTTCTTCGGACTCCATCCTCATCATCAAAACAAAGACAATTTTTAAAAAGCGGGCCGGCGAAGCTTTTGAGTTCTCGGCAGGAATCTCTAAACCGCTGTCCACTTTTAATCCGCTCATTATCTCACCAGTATCAGTGTTCCCAGTTATCTGATTTAATACTCACCCACACTATAAGTATAGCATATAATATTATTTCTTGTTAATAAATCCTAACATTCAGATACCTACTCCTTACCTTCTGTCTTTCTTCTGTAGTTAATCCATTCAGGTAGAGCGATCCGTTGAAATCCTTTGGTAATACCAAGTCCTTTGCTGAGGTTAATCCTCCCAGGTTGAGCGAGCCTACGGTAACATCAAACTGATTCGCCCATAGCATAAAACTCCGAAGCGTCGGAAATCGGTTTTTAAACGCAGTCATATACTCATCTTTATTCACTCGATCATCATCGGTTAATCTTAACTCTATCTCCCCTCCCGGCAAATAATGACCTTCTCTCCATATTTTTGGATCTAATTTCAATGCCTTTTCTGTTTCTCCGTGTGAATCTAATACTTTTACTTTTACTTCCTTAGTTACCGGATTATGAAAAAAACTTGCGTATTGGCACATGGTTATTACCTCCTTATTAAAGTATAACACGGGTTATTATTTCTCTTTTGGTTTTTCGTTGTGAATTCTGTATTCTGTTATATTGCTTATTACTAAATAAAACTCGTCCAACCCCATCTTTTCCTTGTTTATCCGTCCAATCTCTTATTTTTTTGGTATAATCAATTACCAAATCCAAATCAAAGGGTGATGTAATATAATATCCTTTCTCATCTTTATATACTTTGGAAAAAAATAATCCAAAAAATTTAATCATACTACCTAACTTTTTTTTATTCCCTCGATAAATATGCCTCTGTTCATCTCGGCTATTATCTAAAATTTCTTGAAATAATCTTTTTGTGGCAACGTGAAACATATTCATTCTGATTTCTGTTTTCATAGAAGCCTCCTTTTTTAGATTTACTTTATAATCCTCTACTAAAAAAATCTTTTTTGGCTATAATATTAATTTCTCTCCCATCTGAATTAAAAATACTAATCATGGTAGTTTTTACCATACCCGCATTAGTAACCTGATTTCCTAAAGAAGAAGTAATTACACTATACCCGGCTTTCCTTAGTTCCCTGATAATCTTCCTATTGTCTTTATTTCCTTGTTCTAAAAAATATTGTTTCATACCTACCTCCTTTTATTATTTTAAACCTTCCAGGGTATCATCATACCAAAATCCAAAAGTTAAAAATCCAAACCTAAATCCAATAACATCCAATATAGTATTATCAAAAAAATAAAACTCAAAAGTATTATCTATTCGTAAAGAAAACCTCCAAAAATAAAAATTCATAATATTATCCTTTCAAGTATAGAAAATCGTCCTCTTTTTCAATAAAAATATTGCCTTCTTCGGGTGTAATTTTTCTATCTTGTAATCTAAAAACTTTTTCTTTAGAATAAAATACTACTCTTAAATTGGCATTACGTATCAATTCTAAAAGAATTTTTATAATTGGCATATCATTCTCCTTTCAAATATAAAAAATCTTGGGCTTCACAGGTGACTCCTATGACTATTTTAGCCCCCAATTTAGCTGGAATAAGCAAAGACTCTCTTTCTCGTTCAATCTGTTTTAAGATTCTTTCCCTGGCTTCTTTTCTTAAGTCTGACAATAGAATATCGTATTTCATAATTTCCTCCTTATTAAAAAGTAACTTCTCCTATTACTTTACATTGTTTACACCTTACTTTTCCTTGTTGTATCGTTATTATATCTTCTTCCTTAACTTCACAAGCAATTAATGTATTACCTTCGTTCCAATATAAAGCTGTAGATAAATGTATGCCCGAAGAACATGAAGTATCTGATAAATCGGGATTATCTACTTTTACTGTTTTTCCGTCCTGATAAATAAAATTATTATCTCTACAAGACGAGTATTTGCCTTCTGAAATTTTATTTACTCTTTTGTACAATGTTACTTTTTTGTTTATTAAACATACTCCCAATTGCATAGCTAAAGAATATTTAAGCGTAAATTTTTGATTTATATAACCAAACGACACCCGTGCCTTGCCGTACACCTGTGCCTCGTCGTACACCCGTGCCTTGCCGTACACCAGTGCCTCGCCGGACACCCGTGCCTTGCCGTACACCTGTGCCTCGTCGTACACCCGTGCCTCGCCGGACACCCGTGCCTTATCGAACACCCATGCCTTATCGAACACCCATGCCTTATCGAACA